CCAAATTCCAAAACGCATCTATTGATGCCGACCAAAATCTAACTCCCGAAAATTATTTTGGTCCTACCGAAGAAAGCAATTGGGTAATCCGGCCGGGAGGCGAACAAGTTAAAGGAGGATTAATTGCCGGGGCATATCCAGCAACCACTGACGATGAAATCACGGAATCACTACTATCCCGAATTCTCAATGCCGGCGTAACGCATTTTATTACATTACAGTCCGAATATCCAGAATCGCCAATCCCCGAATATATGTGGCGTAATCGAACCCAGTTGCGCCCCTATTTCGAAGATGTAAAAAAAATGACCAACCAATTAAATGCCTGCGAATTTGCCAAAGTCGAAAACATTGAATTTACTCGATGTCCCATAGACGACGGCGAAATAACCCACGATGAAATCATCCAAGAATTATCAATAAATATTGCAACCAAAATATTAGGCGGTCAAATTATCTATTTACATTGTTGGGGAGGCCATGGCCGCACCGGAACCGTGGTTTCTATAGTATTACATCTAATATATGGATTGAACTCGCGCGATGCCATGTTTCGTTGTCAACGAGTCCATGATTTGCGTCAGAATCGCGTCTTTGTCTCTTCGCCACATACGCCAATACAACGTAATCAAGTGGCGCGCATCATTTATAATTTCGAGTTGGCCAATAGACAACAGCAATCAAATCTAGAGCCGACTCAATTTCCGCCGCCGATAATCCAATATATTGACCCATCCTTCGCCGATACGAATATCGCACCGGTTCCAGACATCCCGAGTTTCGATATTTGGACTATTTAGCTCGGCAAAATGGGCTTCGACGAAATCGCGCAATGTATTATATTCTCTGTATCCGGAAATGAATCGGTCAGTTGTTTTATTATATGTGGCATATCGAGTATCTGAATTGTTGCCGCGTATAACGTGACGAACAATTTCATGGTCGGCAAAACAATCGGCCTCTGTCATGGTGTATAATTTACTAACGCTTGTCATTTTTTGATTCGATACAATCAAAAAATAAATAATGATTTCAATTTTTCTGTTATTGTCTGTTTTTGACTAATGTGGCACTTCAGTCAATGGCCGAACATTAGAATTCGTTGTATAATACATTTTATCCGGCTTAATCAGAATGATTAAGCGGCGAAACCATTTATACAGGGCTTTCGCATTGTCGTTTTTATATCGATTAAAGATATCAACGATATCTTGTCGAAGTGACAATACGGTTTGATAACTTCTCCATTGCTTGGCCTGTTTGTCGATATGAGTTTGAGCTTGAATTATACTAAGCCCCACGAAATAATCTTTTTCGGTGATTATTGTCCGATATAGTTGCGTTAATGCCGGTCCCGATATTTTACAGAGCAATTTGATAGGATTGTATTTGGCGACCAATAGTTTGATTTGGTTGTCGTATGTCAAGAACTCTCCTATTTCGTAATATACCATATCTTCGGGCAGTTTGTCCAGCGCTTTAAGTGGCATTAGATTGACGAATTTTAGTTCTGCTAACCATTTCTCTTTTTCGGCAATATTGTATCTTATAACATTGAGTGTGCGAGTATTTTTAGTAATCAATTTGTCGTGAATTTCTACATTTTTTGACAACTTAACGCGTGCTTTATATAGCGCATTTGATAATGGTTCAAGGACACGGGTTTTATTGCGTTTTAGCTCGGATACTCTATCCAAAATAAACATGTATGACCCGGTAATATTAAGTGGTTCTTTATACTGATTTCGCATAGCATCATATTCGGCTTTGGCAACATCGTATTCGGTTTTGGCTAGACGCACCACTTCGGCTTGTTCGGCCTCCTTCTCGGCCAATGATGCCGTTTTCTTCTCTAATTTTGAAATAAGAGTCTTCATTTTGATTGTTTTTATATGATTGTTCGGAAAAAAGCTATTCAATTTTATACCAAATAACTGCTTTCGGCATTTACAAGACCAATTGTGGTGTTGTAAATGAATGTTTTGTTCATCTATGAGATGTGTCATAGACGGTACAATTAGACCGACGCATTATTGGCCGCGGCATTGGCAATCGATGCCTTGAGCAATTCTTCGCGCACATCGGCACTTGCCACTTCGCGGTCATCGAAGTTCACGCGTTCGCGCACACCCACCAAATTTCCATTATCGTCCATAGTTTGCGTCAAAACATTGCCACTCTTCTCGGCCAGTTTGATATTCTCGGCAATAGCCTTCTTTTTCGATTCCATAACACGCTTATCGAATTCCTGCTTGGCTCTTGCCTCGTTCTTAATTTTCTCACTGTGTAACTGGTTGAGCTCTTCCTCCATGAACTCTACGCGTCCAGTCTTGTATGCATCGGGGTCCCATGGCATCCAAATGCCAACCGGTCCAACGAAAATATCATGATTGGGGTCCGCCTCGCGCACCTTCTTACAGTGGAGCTCGGCCTCGTCCTGCGTGGAAAACACGCCACGGACCTTGATTCCGCGCACCGAAGTCTGAAATGCGTTGGTCTTCTGAAACATCTCGGCGTACTTTTCCTCCTGTTTTTCGATGAAATTCTTATAATCGCCATCAACGGAGGTAGATTTCATTTTTGCGTCTTCTTCTTTAGCAAATTCGGTGAAATCTGCCATGACGGTCTGAATATCCAAATTATTCTTGTATGCGAGGAAATTCAAGAAATCGCCCATTTTTTCCATTGATTTAGTAAAATCCCATTGTTTCAAGAAATGTTCGAACATAAAGATTTCACGCTTCTTTAGGACCTTTTCGGGGGAAATAAAGGAAACGCAAGCAAATTTTTGTCCGGCAATGGGAGTATCTTCGTCACATAAATCGACATATTTTGGATTTGGCGCGCCATTTGGAAGATTCTTACGTTCAAAAGTGGACATTATTTGTATTATATTGTAGATGATGAATTCTATTTAAGTATGTTCTCCGATAAATTATATTATTGATTTAGTCTATTCGATCTGATAAAAATATTTTATTATAATATAGTATAATTGAAAATGACCAACATGTTTGATTTTAGCGAATTTATCAAGAGAGCCATCAAATACATCGTTGAGGGTTTGATTGTTGCCATTGCGGCATATGCTATCCCCAAGAAATCGCTCAATGTTGAGGAGGTTATCATTATTGCGTTGACTGCCGCGGCCACATTTAGCGTGCTTGATGTGTTCGTTCCTTCCATGGGTTCGTCCGCGCGAGGCGGTGCCGGATTTGGCATAGGTGCCAATCTAGTGGGATTCCCTGGCGGTCTTTAGACCAACTAAGTCTTTAGAGTCACACTGTAGATAAATGATATTATAATAAAAACGTTTATTATAATAAAAATGGAAGACTATTTAGAATCAAATTCAATGATGTTTTGGTTGCCAATCAAAAAAACAAATGAAAGCGAAAAAAAAGTGTTAGTTACAATTACAAAACAAGAAAATGAGACAAAACAAGAAAGCAAGACAAAACAAGAAAGCAAGACAAAACAATAAAACGAATACTAATAAAACTATTTAGACATTTTCAACCAATTGTTGTTGGTTCTCATAAACCATTGGTTCTTGAACCAATTGTTCGTTGGCAAAAACCATCTGTTGATTTTTTGCCATGTTCCACACAAGCGCGTCATGAGCAGTAACACTCATATCTGGATTTTCCAAAGCTAGTTGACCGATTGACCAAAGTGTTCGCGAATCGCGAATCTGAACAATTTGCCCCCAATTGCGGCGTTCCTGTCGCATCATATCTCCCCACAATTGGTCAGCATGTAGCATTTGTTCGGTTAGACTATTGTTTTCAGTGTGGAAATCGTAAATGTCTGCTTCCAAATCGGCAATGTGTTCGCGTGCTTTATATAGCTCGGCTTCCAGTTGTGATACATACGATTCATGTTCACCGAGCGAAAATGTGGTAGCTGGACTCTTTGTATCAAATTCGACGGTTATCGGTCTAACTGAATCGGACTTGCTCTCGGTGCTCGCGCTGGCTGATAATTTCCAGAAATAGGGGTCATCGTAGACGATGCGAACATCTGGGCGACCTTCGGCTAAATGTTCTAGAATGGTTACTGCTGCTGGGTTCTCTGTGTTCCAATGGGAAAAGTCGACATAGACGCTGCGTCCACGACCATGTTCGTGCTTGACAAAATTGGCTGATGCTACAGTTCCCAAATCGAGTTTGGCGAAAGTGCGCTTGATTAAGGCCTCATTGACATTGGACGTCACGTGGCGGATAAAGATTGTTGTGGACATTTTTGAACTTGATTTGCTGGTTTGATTAAATACTATTTATTTTTATTTTAAAATAGTATTTCAATTTTACAAAAAAAAGTCAATCTTGAGATGCCGAAGATTCAACAAGCCTATATTGTAGGAAAGAATTCCCAGTCCAAATCTTTACATACCAATTTCCATATAAAATCCTGTTCCAATTGTTTATCCCGGTCTTTCATCATCGGAATATACGGCAAATATTGGGTCTGGTCTAGCAAAACACATAATTGATACAATGTATAAGTATAATTGAAAAAATTGGTGCGATTGGCCGGACAATGGACAGCCCATGGCTGTTGTATCTCTATAAACAAAATACATAATGTCTCGTGTAATTCCTCATTCATAATGGGCGGTTTTATGCCAAAAATCGAGTTTATATATTGGATATGTTCGAAATATTTATTGAATCCGAGCTTTCTCAGAATCTCGCGCATCTTATCATAATTGATTTTGGTCATATCCGTAATTCGCTCCTTCTTGATGCGGAGTCGGATGGCTTCAATAACATGTTCGGGAATTTGCGTGGTTTCCTTGGCCTGGAATTGCGATAATATTTCTTTGAAATGATTTAGACGAATATACGCGGTATAGGAAACTTCATTGGGCGGTTCTTTATTGGATGGTTTAGAACTATCAATAATATACGTAACGAATTTCCCGCATTTAGTATTATTACAAATCAGAATTCCTTCTTCGTCCTGGGGAATCAATTCACCGGCATTACATATTTCGCAAACATCCGAAGAAATGACAAAATCATGAATGTTGATGATTTCATTATTGACGTTTTTCCAATAAGTTTGGTAAGTCTTTTTGGATTGGTTGAACTTGTCGGTTTTCAAAATAGATTCTGATTCTTTTGCCTGAATTTTGAAAAAAGTATTGAGAACATTGACGTTTTGATTATTTACGCCTCCGGTGGAAATCTGTTTTTTCTGCTCAAAATAATCGAAAATATACCGGGAATTCTCTAGGAGATATTGGTTCTTTTGATTCTTTAGGTCGCGAATCTGATTCTTGACTTTACTAATTTTGTCTTTGGTGTCCATTTGCTCTTCGATTTGATTATCTTTGAGGGTTTTGTATAGGGTTTGAAGTGCGTTTTTCTCGGAAATGAGTGCGGGAATGGTGTCGGTCTCAATCTGGTGAAAATGATTCATCATTTCGGTATGTTTTTCATCGATGGTATTGGCGCTTTGAATAGCTTTTGGTTTTGGTGGAATCATTTTGTATAATGAGTGGTTACTTATTTATATGTTTTTTTATTGATTTAATTTATGCAAATAATATAGATTAATTATTTAATGTCACAAAAACAAATAACACGACCATATTCAACGTCTAAAACATACAAAAAACAGCATATATCGCAACGCAAACTGATTGAACGCCAAGAATTACTAAAGAGGATTGAGAAGGAGGCAGAACAGAAAGAACAATTAGCAATGGCTGAACGGAACGAATTTTATAGACAAAGTACTCTAAAGTTAAAACGTAGAAGATATATAAACTCCTTTGAATTTTTGTCTAATTTGCGGATTGAAGATAAAGTAATCGTTTACTGTTATTCGAATAATCAAAAATTGAACCAAACACGAGAAAAATTACAAATGTTGGAAAATATGTATGCCGAATCTATTCTTATGACCGAACAATATTATAATGATAATTTTTACAGTTTATTGGATGAATTGGGTGAATCGTATATAGAAATGTGTAATGACATGTATGACATGGCAATTGGTGCGCCGGACATGGGTGAGCCGGACATGGGTGCGCCGGACATGGCAATGGGTGGCCCGGGCCATGGCATGGAAGCAGGTGGCAGAAAACTTAGTAACCATAAACAATCAAAACTCATTCTGTCGAATTTTAAACAAATCGGTGGTCATAGCGACGATGGTCGAATTAACAACTTAATGATAGAACTAGAAAATTGTATAGCAGACTCCGTTCATGATTTTAAACCTAGTTTACAAGAAAGAAATTTTTGTTGGCCAACCGAGAGATATGGAAGTTCTGATAGAGAATCATATGATAAATTTTTAAAAAAAATAAACGAAATAAACCCAAATGCCTGCTCTGTGTTAAAGCCTTATTATGAAAGAGAATCGAATTTTGAAGAAGCCATTAAAGTCGATTTTTTTATGGGAGAATTAGCAGGAGACATTGAGAATGTAAACTATTATTTTACAACGTCTAGCATTCCTACATCATGGTCTTTGGCGCGACAAAATTTTTTTAAAACGCGTGATCCATATATTTCATTAGATAAATTAGCTGAAGATTTGAAAAATTACGGTGCAGAATATGAAATGCTTGATGCTGTTATGAGTAGAAGCGCAATGGAAAAAGTATTAGGGAGACGAATATATACATTGGCCACATTATGGGACCCAGCACCAAGTTCTCCTCCGCTTAAAGATTTATTTGAAATAATAACAAATGGACAAACACTTAGAAATAATGCGTTTCAATTGGTAATGGAAGGGACAATAAACGAATATCATATATATGATTGGCAAGTTAATGCCAATGGCAATGTCTTCAGTTTATATGACACAACCTATGCCCGTTTATTTAATTTGGTTGGCATACAATTGCGATTAGCCATTCCAATTGCGGCGCATAGTGATGGTACATTTAATCTTGGTGCTGGACATAAAGGAAAGGTTTGTGTAAGAATAACTATTGGTAGCGCAGCTCAATATTTTGTATTGAGCTCGGGAGGTTTCAGTGTAAGCGCGTTATCAATGGCATTAACTTATTTGGAGAGTGCTCGTCCGCCTTTCTGGTCAACAACAAATACATTAACTATACCAGGTTTAACAACAGCCGAAACGTTAAACCCAGAATTACAAAGCATTATAGATTATTTGAGGACGCCGGGTCTTAGTCCGATACAAATACAAGCCATCTTATTCATGTTTAAAAAGTCGGGAGACCAAGGTCAAACTACATTGAATAAAATTTTAAATGAACTCGGTATTATGTCAGCATTAACTACTGGTGATGCTTTGTGCTTGGTACATAGTTTTATTGTAAAAATAGGCTACAGTAGTTATGGCGGTTTAACCCTTGGTAAATATTATGGTGGCAAAGGAAATGATAAAGATGAAAATAATCATTATTTAGTTGCTCATTATCCGACTGGAAATAACCCTGTTAAAATAAAAAATAGAATTAAAGAATTATGTCAACAAATATTTCAATTAGAATCAAAATTAGAACCAAAAAGTGAACCTGACGTGCCGGCGGAAATGATGGCGGAAATGATGGGGGACATGATGGCACGAAACGAAGACTTGAGCAGTCTATTTAATGCTTTTGACTCAGCATTAAATGACGCACGTGTCGATAGCATTGTAGCAACGATTAGAGGAATTGGCCAGACAATAAATGATATAAAAGAAACATTAATTGATAGGTTTAATGAAACCCCGATATTTGCTCATATTTATAAATTATCTTTCATGCCGGATGAATTTGTAAATGGAGATATTGACAGAATGAAGGCATTAATTAGCGAATTAATTAAATTTTCAGACAATTTATATTTATTGTACAATTATACAAACCTAATACAACTATACATTGACAATTGTCTAAAAAAAGAAGAAGAAATTCTTTCAGAAATTGCAATAGTTCCTAGTATTATTTTATCATCATCGTCTTCATCTTCTGGTCAAGAAGTTAGATTTACTCGCGGAAAAGAACAATTTGGACGCATTGCTGGTGCGTTTAAATCATTTTTATATAAACTTAGCAAATCTCCAACTTTAAAACCAGCAGACCAAATATCATCTGATGAAGGTGCTGTTTTAAAGATAATTTCTACAAGACGTAAGTTTTTAGATACCAAAGAAGTATTTAAAGCATTTGTTAGAGAAAAAATGCCTCGTTTATTAGAACAAGGTCGTGATATTATAGAAAGGATTCATGAAGCATTTCAAGCAAAAATGATTGAACAAATAAATAAAGTAGTTGGTGGTGACATATTAATTGGTTTATTAACACAACCGGTAGAACTTAAACGAATGGACGAAGCTAGAGAACAAGATATTGCTCATGCTAAACAAGAACGTATAAGAATTCTTCTAGAAAAAGAAGAGGCTAAGCGTCAAGCAAAAGAAGTTTTAAAGGCTGAAAGAATGTCTGCAAAATTAAGTTCCAAATCCTTTAAAAAAACAATGTTTTCTAAACTGGCATCGGCATCAGCCGCAGCAACAGGAGCATTAAAACGTGCTATAAGTACAGCATCATCAGTAGCGGCATCGGCAGCATCAGCAATGAGAGTAGGAGGTGGCAAAAGAATTTCCAAAAAGAAAAATCGCAAATATTCCAGAAAACCCGCAATCCGGACCAATCGTAAAAGTCATAAAAAACGTTTATGAACAATTATATATAGATGCCAACGGAGCAAACCCACCATAAAACCACATTTATCATGAATGCTCTTGAAAATGGTTGGACCGTAAAGAAAATCCAAAACTCGTACGTTTTTACCAAAAAACACGAAAACCGGCGCGAAATCTTCCAAGAAGACTATTTAGAGACATTTATACAAAAAAATCTATCTACGCCGTTTGTTTTTGTGTAATTTTTATTGTACCAAATCATTTATGTAAAATTGATTACTAAATTAGACCAATTAGTAATCAATATAAATCTCGGAAATGTCGGAACCAGAACCAGAAACAAATTCAATTGTTGCCGAAATATACAAACCATTAGTCGGATTTGATAATTATATGATTTCAAACCACGGTTCGCTTATAAATGGCGCCACTGGAAAATTATTGAAATTGCGGCTTGATAAAGACGGATATATGCGAACAAATATATATAAAGAAGGCAAATCTGTAACTGTTCGCATTCATCGATTAGTCGCCGAAACATTTATTGAAAACCCGGATAATAAACGATTGGTTGACCATATTGACCGAAATCACAATAACAATAATGTCACAAATTTGCGATGGGCCAATCATAGCGAAAATTCTATGAATGGAAAAATATCAACACGTAACGTATCTGGTTATAAATGTATTTCATACATAACCAGTCGAAACAAATACCAATTGGTCATGGTAATTGACGGGAAAAACAAATTTATTGGATATTTTAATACACCCGAAGAAGCATTAGAAAAATGGAATGAAATGGCCCCGGCATGTTATAAGGATTTTCAACCAATTGGTGTCAATGTACAACCTGAAACACTGTGACCGTATATGGTGACAAATATATATTAAATTAATAAAAATATTTAGACAAAATACAAGAATCGCATTCGATTGTTTTTTTTGTTTATTTAGGCGTTTTTCCGAAATTAATTTCTTTTTATAATATATACAAGCAAACAAAAAATGGGGGGAGCTCTTATGCAATTAGTCGCCTACGGCGCACAAGACGTGTTTCTTACTGGAACTCCTGAGATTACTTTTTGGAAGGTGTCGTACCGACGACACACAAACTTTGCTATGGAGAGCATTGAGCAGACCTTCTCTGGTCAGGCCGATTTCGGCCGCCGTGTGACATGCACAATCAGCCGCAACGGTGACTTGTGCTACCGCACATACCTTCAGGTGACACTCCCTGAAATCAACCAGTCCATGGGTGCTGCTGGCACTGATGGTGTCTATGCCCGTTGGTTGGACTACATCGGCGAGCAAATGGTTGCCCAGGTTGAGGTCGAGATTGGTGGTCAGAGAATAGACCGCCAGTATGGTGACTGGATGCACATCTGGAACCAGGTGACCATGACATCCGAGCAACAGCGAGGATACTTCAAGATGATTGGTAACACAACCGCGCTTACCTACATCACGGACCCCACGTTCGCCAACGTGTCTGGCCCCTGCTCTGCTGCTGGTGGGCCCGCACAGGTTTGCGCACCCCGCAACGCACTCCCTGAGACCACTCTCTACGTGCCCTTGCTTTTCTGGTTTTGCCGCAACCCCGGGCTTGCACTCCCCTTGATTGCTCTCCAGTACCACGAGGTGAAAATCAATCTTGATATTCGCCCCATTGGTGAGTGCTTGTGGGCCGTCAAATCCTTGTCTGCCACCTCCGGCTCCCAGTCTGTGTCCCTCGCCTACCAACAGTCCCTTGTTGCGGCGTCCCTCTACGTTGACTACGTGTTCTTGGACACGGACGAGCGCAGAAAGATGGCACAGAACCCCCACGAGTATTTGTTCGAGCAGGTCCAGTTCACCGGTGATGAGTCGGTCGGTTCCTCCTCCAACAAGATCAAGCTCAACTTCAACCACCCCGTGAAGGAGCTTATCTGGGTTGTCCAGCCCGATGCCAACGTCGACTATTGCTCTTCCCTCGAGGCCGGCAATACCCTCTTCAAGACACTCGGTGCCCAGCCCTTCAACTACACTGATGCCATTGATGCTCTCCCCAACGCCATCCACGCTTTCGGTGGGCCCAAGGAGACATCCGGTGCCAACAGCTTCATCACCGCATCTGGCCTCTTCGAGATGGCCGGTGCTGGTGATGTGCCCATGACAACCGCATCTGCCAATGCGTCTGACTGGGCATCTGGTGCCAACTACCAACCCTTCACGGACCCCAATGCCACAGCCACCGGTTCCTACGTGTCCGATGCCGGCACATTCGTCATGGCTGAGACCGCACTCGACATGCACTGCTGGGGTGAGAACCCTTGCGTGACTGCCAAGCTCCAACTCAACGGCCAGGACCGCTTCTCTGAGCGCGAAGGGTCTTACTTCGACGTCGTCCAGCCTTACCAGTGCCACACCCGCGCACCTGATACCGGCATCAACGTCTATTCCTTCTCGCTTAGACCCGAGGAGCATCAACCCAGCGGATCTTGCAACTTTTCTCGCATAGATAACGCCGTGCTGCAATTGGTGCTCTCGTCCGGAACTGTTTCTGGAACAAACACTGCCAAGGTCAGAGTTTATGCCGTCAACTACAACGTGCTCCGCGTGATGAGTGGCATGGCTGGCGTCGCTTACTCGAATTAAGCAGTGGGTTTTTGTGTGTTTTATGTTATTTTTCTTGTAAAATTCTAATTAAATTATAATTAAATATAATTAGAAATGCCACTTCATATATGCTGCCAATCTTGTTCACCCGAACGGGCAAACAATCAATTATTGTGTTATTTTTTCATTGTATTGTTCTAATTAAAAAATACCACTCCATACATGCTGTCAATATTGCTCTGGTTATAACAAGGGCAATCATTTTAGATACAAAATTAATCATTTGGCAGAAAATAATATGGTATTTATATTTTTCAATACATCTGACAAATCAAATGACGGTGTATTTGGATTGTATCGTACAATTTGATTTCCTAATGAAATTATGTAATCTTCTCTAATTTTTTCTTGAACTAGGTCTCGGTCAATGTGATTATTTTCATCACATTCAACTACCAATTTATAATCAACAAAATACAAATCGACGCGATATTTTCCCAAAGCAAATTGTCTTTTTACATGTAAAACGGTTTTGTATGAATTTTCAATAAATCCGATAGTTTGATTTTCTATACACATTCCAATATTTACACATTTTACATTATCCGCAACATCAACTATATACCTATTGCGCAAATTATACGAATTTTTTAACAATTGAAATGCGTCTTCGGTTAACATAAATATTATTTTATTGTGACCTCCATGTTTTTTTTCTACACTATTAGCATTTTCAATAATATAATGAACATTTTCTCTATAATTTTTTTTCAAATTGTTTACTAAATTAATTTTTTGGGTTGACAAATATAACAATTCATCTAAATTGTGCGTAAACTCCGTCATTTTTATGTCGTTAATAAATCATATTATAATCAATTCAATTTTTGATAACACCCAATTAGAACGCATTTGATTTTTGCTTTAAATATTAAAAAGCAAAAACAACTTAACGAAATAAACACATATAGTTTATAAACCATGCAAGCGCTCAACATCGTGAATCTGATTGAATCCAATCCTATAACAAAACTCACCAATGTTTACAATAACAAATTTTTGGTAAAAATACAGGAAAATTTTACAGAAACGGAGCAACAATTGTTCATTTCGTCGTGTTATTGTTATCTAAATTACAACCAAAATACTGATTTTGTTATAGATTTGGATGATATATGGAAATGACTTGGGTTTAGCGTTAAAGCTAAGGCCAAAACGTTATTAGAAAAAAATTTTGTTGTTAATAAAGATTATAAAATCTTAATTGACGATATCGTAAAGCAAGATTTTATGGTTAAAACTGGTCATGAACAAAATGTATTGCTTTGCGATATCGTGAAACAAAAATATGATGTAGAAAAAAAACACGGTGGTCATAATAAAGAAACATTTATGTTAACCGTAAAATGTTTTAAATTATTTTCTATCAAAGCCGATACAAAAAAGGCCAAAGAAATCCATGAATATTTTATCAAATTGGAAGAAATATTACAACAAATAATTCATGAAGAATGTAATGAATTTAAACTCCAATTAGAAACAGCCAAAAATACAATAATATCAATAGAAGAAACCAAAACAAAAGATATTTCCAAATCTGTAGCCCTAGAACGCGAACGACAATTGCTGCGTGATTTCGGTACAACCGGACCCATAGTATATATTATAAAGGTCAAGGCGTATGAAAATGGAACATATATAATAAAAATTGGAGAAAGCCGAAAGGGAATTCAATCGCGCTATAATGAACATAAAACGCATTATGGCGACATATTATTATTAGATTGTTTTTCAGTAAAAAACAGCAAGGATTTCGAAACATTTATTCATACACATAATGATATTAAATTTAGTCGAGTGACCGATTTGGTCGGACATGAAAAAGAACGCGAAATATTTTTAGTTGGAAAAAATCTGTCGTACAAAACGGTATTACATATTATCAATTCAAATATTAAACAATTTAATGAGTTCAAAGAATCCGAATTAGAAAAAGCAATAGCGGAAAACGAAAGTCTTAAACAAATAATCGCACAAAGACTACAACCAAATAATGACAATAATATTCGATTGGAAATGGTACCAGAATCCAACGATTTGTTAAACCAAATATTAAAAACTGTCCAAAACTTGGAAAAAACCGTTCAAAGCCTGGAAAAATCAAATAAAGAAATTTCCGACAAATTAACCATCATAATACCATAAATGCCGAAGGCATTTATTTGGTATTACGTGTTTATTTACAAGACCACGCGTGGTGTTGTAAATAAATGATTCGGAACTTTTTCGTTTGGAAATGACATATGTGTCATTTCCGGTACGATAAAGGTTAAACGCACTTCAAACCAAAACCAAAACCAATTTCAATACACCATTGGTAACAGTCGGCCCCCGATTACAGCAAATAAATGATGAAACACTAACCATCAATAAAGTATATGAATCAGTCGCCGAATGTTTGAAAGAATACAATTACAAAGTAAAACGACCCAGCATTGACAAAGCCATAGTAGAAAATACAATTTATTATGGCTTTAGATGGGCATATGTAGACCGCGATAAAGACCCCAATATAATAACCAATATTGAACCTACAAAACCGACCAAAATTCAAAACGTCGGCTATATTGCCAAACTAAACAAAGAAAAAACGGAAATTGTCAATGTCTATCTAGACCGAAAAATTGCGTGTTCGGAAAACAATTATAAATCATTATCGGCTCTGGACAATCACGTCAAAAACGAAACATTGACAAATGGATATTATTATGTATTATTTCATAAATGCGCCGTTCCATTACAACAATTTCATTCAAAGATATGGTGAACCCATATTATATAAAGACGGCGTAGGCCAATTCAATAGTGACAATCAATTACACCACGAATTTGTTTGTAAATATGACGCGATAAAACAATTGAAAATAAGCGACAAAACTCTGGCAAAGGTTATCGACAAAAATGTTTTGTATAATAATTATTATTATAAACACATTGGAACCAAAATCAAATGTGTATAGACAAATCGATGTTTTGTGACAACATTAATATGTTCTAAGCCTTTATTGCGTGTTTATTTACAAGACCAATTGTAGTTTTTACACCTTTGGACAATTAAAACGCAAAGACAATGTTACCTAAGTCATTTTAAATGACTAAAGGTTTAAATAATTGATTCAGAACATTTCCAGTGCGATAAAGGTTAATTTTTGTAACAAACTAATTTCATATGTAACCATATTTTCCCACGGGAAAATATGAGATTGAACGACCATCCAAAAGAAATAGAGAAACAACCATCAAATTATTAGAATAATATTATCGTTAAAACAATTTAAACCGTTCCCCAGTTTTTATTCAAATACTCTTACAAGCATGTCAACATCATCCATGCGCACGCCGACTAACACAATCAACACTCAGAATTCGCTATTAATGAAGAATTTAATGGAATTTTATAATAATCGCGAGAACCTGAACAATATGATGCAAATCATCAACGGCGAATCCAAGATTTCGCTAAGAATCGTGGACTGGTTTGTCACTAATTTCGCCAAAAAATATTATACGGTATATGAATTGCCCATGGACGACACTTTAGTCAGATTCAAGGTTCATAATGATTATAAATTGAAATTGAAGGCATATAGCAAGAAAAAGTTCGATACTTTTTGCCGCTGGGAACGCATCTCGATACCATATGACAACGAAAAATACATGGAAACCACGATTGGACAATTGAACTTTTTCAAATGGGCGATTGAGAACCGGATAGTTAATTATATCGAGGCCAATTATGAAACCATCGAAAACGATATGAATTCACGAAACAGCACATCTAAGCGCAAGTTTTCGCCGGACAATCAAGAAAACTTGGTCGAAACGACGGACAATAGCAAGACTAGGAAAAAGCGCGAGGAATTATCTGTATCGGCATGTAAATGTATTAAGAAGGAAATGGTGAAGATTATTGTGAAATTTAATTAGATTTGTTCAATTATATATCTAGAGATATATAGATATATAATAGTAATGGATAATATGAAAAAAGGCGGGGCACATTTAGATGTGAAAAAAAATGGTTTGAATGATTTTTTTATCAAAGCATTAGAACATGATTTTCAAAAATTAAATGAGCCGTTTTATATTGAATCTGATGAGTTGCAAGTCGACAGAGGCGTTCCATTAGGCATAGCAGCTTCTAACAGTACAACGACAGCTAATAAATACATTAGCATTAATAACCTGTTTTTTCATATATTGATAGAAGCATTGGAACTACCGGACACTACAATCGAATCAATATTTTTAGGTTCACGCTATGGATATATATTTAAAGTTAATTTGCCGGCAGATTTTAAATATTTGAGAAATTCATATTTATCTGGTGGAATCAGTCTAAAATTAAATGACCCATTACAATCGTTGGTAATTAAATTGGTGGTTGCTGCAGATAAACCAATTCAATTGGGAACAACTGGCAAATATTGTATGACCAAAGCCGATTTTTTAAAGGAAACCAAACAACAATATGATATTAATGCCGAAACAATTGTAACACGATTGTCGATTTGTCCGGACATTATTGATTTTTCATTAATGGAAAGAGATGTTGCTATTAAATTTTTAGACAAAATGTCAAAAAAAATGACTATGGAATCAGACATAAACGCCATTAACGAGATTAAAGGTTATTTAAATCAATCTGATGTTACCGGTTTGGGATTTAACGTTATGGAATTCGCGAATAGATTTGAAACGTTTGCTTCTTTTGAAAAACCACAAAATTCTACACTAATTGATAGTGTTAAATATCTTATAGCAGCAAACGTTGTATGGTTATATACTATTGGTTGGATTCATTTGGATTTACATAAATGGAATGTTATGGTTAAAACCGGATTTAATTTGGATTTAAACACAATTAACGTTTGGTTTCTCGATATGGGAACTATGCAAGCGGTTATAAACCCAGTTTCAAGTTCTACTTCCAGTTCTAGTTCTATTAAGCCTGAACAATTATTTGTTAATATTAAAAAAAATGTTCTATCAGAAATGTTATCAAATTTACAAGACACCAATATAGTAGAGACAAAAGATGAAACCAATGACACAATATCTACAATTGAATTGTTATTAAGACTTTCTTATGAGCATTTATATCCAACAAGCAAGGGGTCGGTAACTGACCGTTGGTCTGAAAACAATTCAAACAAATCAGAAGAAGTTAAATCTAATTGGGAAAAATGGAAAGTAGACCAAATTGCTAGATTTGAGGCCATTTATAAAATATTATTAATAATTAATAATGGCGCGTTTTCCGAAATTTTGTCAATTTTTGCAAAGTTGAAAACAACAGCAGACGTACAAGACCAATTAGAACAATTAAAATTAAACCCGGACAAAGTTTTATTTGAGTTAATATTTAAATTAATAGCAAAAACATACATAACAGCATATGGCGAAGATGCAGCAAATATGCGGAAATTATATCGGGAAAGCCCTCAAATGTCATATCTGGGACCAAATTTATTAGATGGAAATATTGATGTCAATGTTAAAACCAATATAATATCATTTTTATTTCACCGGCTAATAAGAAGAAGTGCAGTCAAAGAAATCAAAACAAATGTATTGTATCGCATGACTGATGTGCTTGACCCATATTTAGTCTCGGATGTTAGCGAATTAAAGGCGATAACAGAAGCATTAAATGGTAGCATAAATATTGATTCTGATGGCAAGGTTAGTGTTTCTGGGGATACTGTAAATTTGGATAGTTTAAATAAACCGATTGAATTATTAGGAGGAAAATTTAGTTTGGTTAACGAAACAAACAGCCAATTGGCAAGAGCACCATTACTAGAAGCAGCAACAACATTACTAGCAGCAGCAACAACCTCACCAGTAGCAACAATATAACCAGTAGTATGAGCAACTACTATCCACCGAATCGGCAAAGGTTTATTAACCATCATAATACCATAAATGCCTTCGGCTATTACGTGTTTATTTCGATAAATGATTCGGAACTTTTCCAAACGATAAAGGTCAACAATCGTCTAAAAATTAATATCAAGATGGTTATAAATTTACAAAAAACGGTTTTGTACTAATTGACCATTATAAAAAAAGAACATAAAAACAAAGATTAACATATTTTAGATGTCCAAAAAATATGTTATAGCTAATATTCGACTTCCGGTCGAAATGTTAGAAGATGGCACTATGAAAACACATACAGACCGTGCGGATATTCAATTTGAGACGTGTTATGAGTTGCCGCCAATAAATAAAACGCAAAATATGACGGCATTTTCCAATTTACAAGATATATTGACAAAAGGAACGGAAAAAGGAATGGAGGAAAAAGAACAAATGGAGGAAAAAGGAATGGAGGAAAAAGAACAAATGGAGAGTCAGACAATAGAACGAAGAACGGAATTAAAGACTGATGAAAAAAATAATGGTCAAGAGTTAATAAATACTATGAAACTCATCATAAATAAAGACGAATTGACCAAAGAAAAGAAACAACGCAGTATGAGCACAACATTCAGAAATAATTCATCATCGTCACATAATTATACTTCTAAAAAACGATAAACCCTAATCATTTTATCAAAACCATAAAATTCTTGATAAAATACTATTTAGTCCAATAAATTTAGTCCAAAGGTCTAGCGCGCTGGTACCCAGCAATGACCAGAGGGTCCGGCATAATAAACGCCATGCGGTCAGAAATTGACAATGACGAATGCGGTTTGAATTGAGGATATAAATCCGGCAAAGGATTCACTAGATTTGTCGAGCCAATGCCAAATAAAAACGATTCAATATCGTGAGGATTATGAGACAATTCTGTTGCACCAATGCGACCTGTCAATAATCCCTGACCTGGCAATTGGGTTTGCGCAGGCACAGCTTTGGTCTGATTTATAGTCAAATCATTTGTTTTAATATATGCGTATTGTTCTAAAGTATAATTGCCTGGTTGATTTCTATTACGTGTAGATGCCATATTATTATACTATTATCTTTTATTTTTGTAAATAATAATTATGTTATTGTATTTTCTTCAATAATCTTGTATATGGTTCCGACGACGAATCCAACGCCGAATTCGCTAAATATTCGCGCAAAATCGGGTGAAAGAGAATCAAATAATCGTATGAAAACAAAACGGTCATTCCAATATTCCGATCGACCGAAAACATAAACCCAGCGGCAATATCGTATATTTTTTGAAATAGAACATGTTCTCGAGTCTTTGAAAAAATATATTCAAGAACGGCGGATGATGAGAATTCGTCATAGGTCATTTCATCCTTGGTCTCATTGTCAATATCGGGGTCGTCAATTGTTGCCATTTTCATATTAAATACTAAACGCAACATATTCCGGTATTCAGCATTATTTGAATAAACAACGTCAATATTAGTATTGTATGACGACATGTGACTGACTAAATAAATATATGTACCAACAAGTATTTATATAGTTTTAATGTTTCTTCTTTTCACTCTTGCCTCTTTTTTTCATGGATTTGCCACCCTTCTTTTCACTCTTGCCTCTTTTTTTCATGGATTTGCCACCCTTCTTTTGGTTCTTGCCACCTTGTTGTTGTAATTGCTGTTGTAATTGTTGTAATTTATCTTGTAATTGTTTAAATTGTTCTTGTTGTTGTTGTTTGCCATCGCCTCCCGTAAAAGGGGCGGATTGAGCAGATTCTGTGGGAGAAGCAAAATGAGACATTTTTATTATATATTATGATTAGAAATAACTGAATTCCAATAATAATAACGAATAAACCTTCATAATACCATAAATGCCCCAGACATTTATTGCCGGTTTATTTACAAGCCCACTAATGCTATTGTAAATCAATTATTCTGAACTTTTTCCAAACGATAAAGGTTAAAACAATGTATTTGGGCGATTGGCCTTTTGCATAGACATATCGGTAGACATTTCGCGTGTTGATGCTCCACCTCTGACCCATCCATTGAGTGCGGACTCTTCAACCGAATAGGCCGGATTCTGAACTCGCTCCTTCATCTGACTGTCCGTTGGGTAAAGTGTATAGTTCATGAATGATTTGTCCATGATAGTATTAGTGCTCTTGAGTCCCATTGTCACTTCACCCTGCTGAAGTTGCGATTCAATTGTCGGATCGCCGGAACCGCGTCCTAAATAAGGAACGGTGGCAAAAGGACGTTGCTCTAAATTCAAGCGTTCTAATGAACGGTCCTGCTTGGCATTAATCAATAATGTAGAATTGACATCAATCACCCCGCCACCGACACTGCTACCACCATTAGAACCAGTGAACATAACACTCGGTTGCTGCGTTGCAAATTGAACATGGGCATCGGATAAAGAATTGCTGAAATAATTGGCTAAAGAATAGTTGGCATATCTAGTGTTGTATATGTTTTGTTGGGTATTGTCGGTGGCATCCGCGCCGATACGTCCCATATTGTTAAATGTATAATTGCTGAGAATGGACATTTTAATCTAAAATTCTGTTATATATAGTATATATAACAAAATAAGAAAACACATAAGACCTTGGCAAAAGGATGGTTCCTCCAAGGAAACCTTGGTTTCCTGGACTTAGTTATTGGCATGATTCGACAAATTTCGAGCACAAGCAAACATATTTCCCTCCTTACATGATATCATGCTGCCATAACAGAAATCGGCAAACGCTTTTTGGTCATTTGGAATGGTTGTACTGGCCATCGAATTAAAAGGCAAAAGCGATTGTTCAAAAACATATTGGTCGCCTAAACTTTTAAATAATTTGTCGGCAATATCTGGCTGGTCCGGATGTAAATCGACGACTTGTCTCTTGGCTCCTTCCAAGATTTTATCACTCAATTTGTCAACTGGCCCAGCAGGTTTCTTCTGAGGATTGAAATCATAATCCGTCATCAGAACATTTTCAAATGGGTTTTGTTCAGTAGGCTCAGCAAAAACATCAGAAGGAATCTCGATACCATTTACGTCCAAAGCGGCAAATGCTGGATTGGCAAATGCCTCGCGTTTATTCTTGTCTTTCTGATGATAATAATACATTATGAAAATGGCAAATAGCGTAATAGCAGATATTACCAAAAGCCGAGTGCTTTTTGATAAGGCAAAGCCAACAATGGTCAATAAAATCACCGCACGAGATATGGCATTTAATTTTTGTTCATATGTCATGGATTCGGCGGGAAACAATTCAAAAATATAAGCGCTATTGAGGAGAATATTGGGGTCATGTGTCCAAAATGGAACGGCCGGTTTTACAACCGGTCCACGCACGCTCGTTTCCTCTGACCAATTGGCATAGGTTTGTGTATCGTAGGCAGCATTTAATTTTTTGGAGTCGGGACCAATCGATTGGCCAAATTGAACAGCATTTCCTCCGCGGCATAATTCGGACGGACCTGAACATGAACTTATAGGTGGATTTTTTGAATCATCTGTATAATTTGACATTTTGATACTATATAATATATACATTTTTTCTAAATGCTTCGCACTAATGTTTGACAAGACGCTTATATTCCAGATTCTTTTTGCTTAGATTTTTCATCAGACGCTTTTAACTTAGACGCTTCATCAGAAACTTCTAACCAAGAAGTTTCGCTGTCAATCGCCGCTTGATACATTTTCGGTCAATTCGCATGGTATTACATTTAGTAGTTTGAGGAACAATATGTAAAACACACTTGGATTTTTCGCCATATAAAGGTTCGGTGCATCCCAACTCTTTTGCCTTTTTGTCCAATTCAGGTTTAGTCAATTTTGGTTGAGCGCATCGAGCACGAAAATGTTCATATCGTTCTTTCACATCAGCATAAGTCAACCCAGATTTTTTATGTAACATGCTGTTCACCGTTTCATGAAGCCGATAAACATATAAAGAGAACGTTGCGCGAGATTCCATATCAGACCATTTTAGCGGGAGTTTTTTAAAATTTTTACATAAATTCGCTCGGCATTTGCCACAAGGCAAAACATACCGTAGACTGAGAATAAAATCGCGATAATGATGTTTGTCGTCGCACGTAGGCTTAACCGGATAATTGAAACTCATTGTATGTAAATATAGCCACATGCTAGGCCCCCAGACGGCAGTCAACATGCCGTCGTTACTTTCATAATGTTTACGTGTATAGGTTTTAGAACTCATTCTTATAATATAGTTACAAAATATCAAATAGCAAAATTATTGATTTTCTCCGTGTAAATCAGCAAAAAAAAGTATACCAATTATTTATAGAATGCCTACTTTTACAAATGTTATGTATACGCGTGTATTTCGCCCCTATTATTATTATATTATAACTGCAGTCATTTTGATAATTTTCATAATGGCAAGTGTCTACGGATTCAAATGGTTTTATGGCAATAGTCAAAAGAACGCACAATTCAAAGACGTGGCTAATGCACAGCAATCCAACAAACCTTTACAAATATTCTTTTTCAATGTGGACTGGTGCCCCCACTGTAAGACCGCTCTTCCGGAATGGCAGGCATTTTCTGACGAATTCAATGGTCAGATAGTCAATGGTTATTTAGTCACTTGTACAAATCAGAATTGTACGGATTCGGATGACCCACAGGTCACATATTTGATTAATCAATATAACATCGAATCATATCCCACCGTAAAAATGGTGAAGGAGGGAACGCAAATCGAATTTGATGCCAAAATTACTAAATCGTCGCTTACGCAATTTGTTTTACAGGTGACAAATAATTAAACAGAATTGTTCATAATCAATTATTTACAATGCCACCGGCAATATTGTAAATAAACCCGTAATATCTAAGAAATCGATAATTAATCGTTTATAAATAACATAAATAGTTATATAGGTAATTATTTATGGAACACAATGAAACATTGAATGACCGATTATTGGACAATAAAAATGATATTAGTCACGAGATAAAAAATGCTATAATTATTGTAATCATTGTTGCGGTTGTTATTATATTTTTTGTTCTTCTTCTTTAGAATCAATTGATACAGATGTTGTTTCTGCTAACAATGGTTCTTCTTCTTCTTTGAGCAAGGGAACCGATGCTCTAAATATTTCCCAATTTTGCGCCCCAAGTTCAATGAGACGTATTCTCTCATCAGCAGTAGACGCCGCCAAATAAAGTTCATATATAGATATGCCCGAAGAATGTATTTTGATTTCTTTGATGCCAGGCAATTCAGTTACCATATCGACTCGTTTTATCATGCGATTAATAATCATGAACAAATAATCAAAAAGTGACAAGTCATTTGCCGGTTCTTCCGCCCGATATACATTTTGCGATAGACCCAATATTTCATCCACATTAGGATGGTCAGCCAAACATTGATGTATCGGATAATTACACAAAACACCGCCGTCAAAATACCAAGTCGAATTACACTGCGGAAGATTTGAAACGTAAACAAACGGCGCGAATACAATCGGCAAACTGCACGAACAATAAACGGCATCGACCACTTTCCACTCAGGATGTGTTTTATATGAAATATCAACCAAATCAAAAGTCTCAAGAACCGTCGTATAAAAATGGAGTTCAATCCCCGTCAACTCGTAAAGACTCGCCATAGTGATTCCTATATCAATGTCCTTTCCTTTTAACAGTGGCAAAAACACCTCTTCAATCGTTTTAATTGTAAAAATGCCGCGATTCTGAATGGAATTTATAATAGAATACATATCAAATTTGAACACGGTTTGCCATGGTCTCTTTATCAAATAATCATCAACGGTTTGCCAATCATATTTTAGCGAAATGATGGTGGCAAAAATAGCACCAACGGATGTTCCATATATGCTTTCAATATTAGCCATATTCCAAAACCCTTCTTCATGACTCGCTTTTAAGGCACCATAAATGGAGAACCCACATACTCCACCGCCGGCTAAAACTAAATGTTTAATTTTTGGGTTATCATTCATCTGATTATGTATTATTTCATAATAAATAATCTATATACTATTTAGTTCACAATGTCTTGTTTTTTATATGTAGATGACGAAGAAAGTACGCGCAAAATAAACATTGATGATTTATACGAGAAAAAACAGAGGCGTGATTTAAACCAGGTAGCCATATTCAATAAAATTCTGAATCGGATTCACAAACGCATTACATATACCGGACGAAATAAGAGCAACGATAAACACATTTGGTTTACAGTTCCAGAATATATATTTGGAGAACCTATATATGACAAAGGCGATTGTATAGCATATTTGGTGGCAAAATTAGAAGACAATGGTTTCCATATCCGATATATACATCCAAATACACTTTTTGTATCTTGGGATACATGGGTGCCGACTTATGTAAGAAACGAAATAAAAAAGAAAACTGGCATGGTTCTCGATGAAAAAGGAAATATTATAGATAAAGGCGACGATGCTTTGGTCGAGTCCGACGATATTAATGCTCACTTATTAAATGATAAATCGGGGAATGGACCGCAAAAGGAACAAAGGAAATATACACCAATTGGGCAATATAAATCTACTGGAAATTTAGTATATAACAAAGAGATTTTTGATAAAATAGAAAAGAAGATTGCACCGAATTAGTTCTTGTTAATAGTTTTTCTGTGTTTTTTTGATTGTTGTTTTAAGGTTCTCCGAGAACCACCGACCTTGCCTGCTCTAGTTGATGGCATTAAGATGGGTTGTTTTACACCTTTTCCCATTTCAAATGAGTTAAATGGCAACGTTGCTTTCGGCGTTTCAACGTCCGAAAGGTGTAAAGATTCATTTGTTCCCTGACTCGTTTCAACCGCTAAGGAAGAATCATTCAACGCAATGTTTACTTTTAAAGAATTTACAAAACCATCAATCATGCTATTTGCGTGATTACTATCTAATTCCGGACTATTTGTTGTCATTGCTTCTTGAACAACCTTATCAACAGCATCAAAACATACATTTCGTACACTAGTGCTATTTTGTAAAATCCCCCACATAATATATTTTGCCAAATCAAACCCGCTAATCGATGTAACAAATGTTTTAAATAACTGGTTTATAGCATCAATTAGAATGGGTTGAACCTTTTGGCCAAATTCGGGTGAATTCATATGCTTTTCCAGTGATTTTAAAATAGTTTTTAAAATCTCAGAGTTGGTTACGGCAGTATCAGTATTGAGTCTAAAATCATAATCTAATTTGTTTATAATTTGCTGAGTCATTTTGTTGCCGTCGCCACCGCTCTGTCCATTGGTTATTTTTTTCAACAGCTTTTTTAAATTCTCAATAATCTGATGAGAAATTTTACGCGAATTAGTTGAAGTTATTTTTGGTTTGTGGATTTCATCTGTGTTATTGTAGACAATAGCCGCAGTAAAAATTTGTCGGAAATCTTTACGATTATTCTCTAATAATATTAATACTAATTTTTGTTCAGCATAATCATTAACCAATAAATGTTCTAAAAATTTATCAATAATATGATACATTGCTTGATTCAGTTTTTTGCCGGCCAATTTGTTGTCGGCATTTTTGGGTTCCAAATAACGTTTCAATGAATTCGAAATAAGATTGACAATTCCCGGGTTTCGTGCGATTTCATCACAAATGCGTTGTATAAGCGCATCTCCAGCAGCTTCACTTGCGCTAACTTCATCTAATTTTGATGGAAAAATGGAATGATACACGCCCTTTATTGAATTGCCCAATTGAGAACCAACGTTTTGAACCGGATTGTCTACTGATTCTGTGGTATTAGAACCTTGTTTTGCGCCTTGTGTACTGCTTATTATTTGACCGATTTGACCAATTGTATCCTTATGTTTTTCGTATATTTCACCGGCTTTTTCCGCAACCGAGCTTGCCCCACTAGATGCTGATGTAAGAGCATTTTTACTATCACTTGCGGCTTTTCCGGCAGCTGACATTATTTCCGACCCATGTTTACTAGCAAAACCAGTAGCCAATGATGATAATTCGCTACTATGTTTGGCTATAGTCCCAGCTAGTTTTCCAGCAATAGCAGAAGCCATTATTACAGTTATATTAGGTAAATATAAAAAATTGAAGTCAAAAATGAACATATTAATTTGACTTCAATAATAGCAATGACTGACGAAATAATAACTATAAAAATCAAGCGCAAATCTATGAATAATAATAAAACCAAAAAGAAAAAACACACTATTAGTCAAGATGACAAATCAAAAATGTGGCAAACATTTGATACCGATAAACAGACCATTGAGCCGGAATCAAAGCCGGAACACGAATCCGGTCTATGTCTACTATGTAATTCCATTCTTATGTTAATGGACGACGGATTCCCCACGTGTACTAACCAAACTTGCGGAATCATATATAAACACACGCTCGATTATTCCCCAGAATGGCGATTTTACGGCGCGGACGATAAAAACGCAAATGACCCCACTCGGTGCGGCAATCCAATAAATCCACTCCTAGTTGAATCGTCATATGGTTGTAAAGTATTGTGTACGCCTAAATCATCATATGAAATGAAAAAAATCAGAAAATGGACGGAATGGCTATCTATGCCACATCGCGAAAAATCACTCTACGACGAATTCCAGTTTATTACGATTATGGCACAAAATGCCGGAATCCCCAAAATATTCATAGATGATGCCATGGTGATACATAAAGACATTTCATCGCAGAAAATGTTTCGTGGTCTCAATCGAGATGGCATCAAATCCGCGTCCATCTATATATCATGCCGTCTTAATGGTTGCCCGCGCACTGCTCACGAAATTGCCGAAATATTCCGATTAGATAAAGCAAGCGCAACAAATGGATGTTCTATGGCGGTTAATATTCTACATAATATAGAACGCAATTTGGACCCGTCAGAACAGACCGAATTAGGGACTACAACACCCAGCTCGTTTATTGAACGTTATTGTAGCCGGCTCAATTTCAATCCAGAATTGACAATGCTGGCAAAATTCGTAGCCAATAAAATAGAACAAATGGACATGATTATGGATAATACGCCACACTCGATTGCTGCCGGAATTGTGTATTTTATAGCACAAACGTGTAATATCGAAGTTTCCAAAGTTGATATTAAAAACATTTGCGGGGTGAGCGAGGTTACTATAAACAAATGTTTTAAGAAAATGGATTCACAGAAACAAAATCTGATACCGAATTGTATATTGGCAAAATATATATTGTAATAGTATACAAAGAATAATGTCATTATTACAATTGGTAGATAATGGCCGTACAGACAAAAATACGGTTCATTCTTATTTAGACTTATACCAACAATTGCTATTTTCAAAAAAAACCTCTGCTAAAAACGTATTAGAAGTTGGCATTTTAAATGGTGGCAGCATCAAACTATGGAATGATTTTTTTATAAATGCCACAGTATATGGTTTAGATATTATAAATATAAATCGTGTATGGGAAAATATTAAAAATAATAATAATATTATTTTACATACTGAAACTGACGCATATAATGAGGATTTTTTTAATACAACGTTTTTAAACCGTGGAATCAAATTTGATATGTTGCTAGATGATGGGCCACATACATTAGATAGCATGAAACAATTTATAAAATTATATTCACAAGTAATGACTGATGACGGAATACTAATTATTGAAGATGTTCAATCAATTGATTGGATTGAAACTTTGACAAATGAAGTGCCGTCACATCTTAAACAATTTGTACGTGTTTATGATTTGCGACCAAATAAAAATAGATATGATGATATTGTATTTGTTATAAATAAATCAATGATTTGATAATGTATTTTTATTATACCATTTTTCATTTCCATCTACTGTCGGTGGAAATGAAAACGCAGCATTGCTTTTGGCGTTTAACCTTTTTCGAATCATTTATTTACAAGACCACATGTGGCATTGTAAATAAACACGCAATACCAAATAAATGATGGTTAATCAGTGATAAAAGTAACGTTGCCTAGGTGTAAATCAAAACTCATGTATTGAAAAACACCCACAAATAAATATCCCGCCACCACATTTCAGAAGCAGTCAATGGCCTTGGCTTATATAACCGTTTTTTAGGACCATCTCTACGAACATAAGGTTTCGCCATTTTTCATTTTTTGATAGGAGTATTTGAATAATAATAAATCAATTTTACTGTAAATATTCAATGGCGCAAACAACATAAAAGAATTCAAATACTATTGTTAATGGAAGAAACAGTACAGGGATTTGAAAACGAAATCGTAACCGACGCATCATATCATAATAATCGCGCACCAATAACACCATATTCGGTTTTGGGGACATATACAGAAAATCAGAGCAAAATCTTATTTGTATTTGCGCAAAAAATGTCGCAATACTTGGAATATGTCAAGGAAAATCAGTTTATTTTGGAAGTGGAAAAATGCTGTGGTTATAAGGAAATTATGACATTATACAAAACCGCGACATTACTAGAATTTCATACAGCGGTCGGGCACCATTTCATGAATCCGAATATTATTGAATTGTATGTTATTGGTTCATTTGGCGAAAAATTGACAATACCAAAAGACGGCAATGTTTTATTTCGCGACTTTATAAGAGCACATGAAAGTTGTTTTAAACCTGTATATCCGGTGCCGTCCAAGGTTATATATCGCATTATTTTTGATGATGGGCATACACATGATGATATGGATACTATAGGATAAGTGAAATGGAATAAGTGAAATGAAATGGAATAAATGTTTAGCAAATACGTAAAACACATAAATAAAATATATTTTATTATTCTATTTATGTCAGAAAATAATATTTCATTTGTTTTAGAAGAAGACCCCATTCTAGAAGTTGAACCAGAAGCCGTTCAAGAAGTAAAACAGGAACCCGTTCAAGAAGTCAAACCGGAAGTCAAAAAGGAAGTCAAAAAGGAAGTCAAAAAGGAAGTCAAACAGGAAGTCAAAAAAGAAGTCAAACCAGAAGTTAAAAAGGAAGTTAAAAAGGAAGTCAAATCAGAACCTATCCAAGAAGTCAAACCAGAAATCAAACCAGAAATCAAACCAGAAATCAAACCAGAAATCAAACCAGAACCCGTTCAAGAAGTCGAACCAGAACTCGTTCAAGAAGTCAAACCAGAACTCGTTCAAGAAGTCAACCCCGTCCAAGAAGTCGAGCCCATTATCAAATCAATTGCCCCCATTCCAAAAATAGTATTTATAGTCCCATACAGAGACCGCGAACAACAATACCATTTTTTCTCAAATCAAATGAGAATGGTCATGTCCGATATGCCAGAAACCGATTATAAAATATATTATGCCCATCAAATGGACCAACGCGGGTTTAATCGCGGGGCTATGAAAAATATCGGATTCTTGGCTATAAAGGCACTTTATCCAAACGACTATAAAAACATCACATTTGTTTTCAATGATGTCGACACTATGCCGTATACCAAGAATTTTCTCAATTATGCTACAAAACCCGGCAATATCAAACATTTCTACGGTTTCGAGTATACATTGGGCGGAATTGTTTCCATTGTTGGAAGTGATTTCGAAAAAATAAATGGTTACCCCAATTTCTGGGCGTGGGGATTCGAAGATAATCAGCTCAATAAACGTGCCAAGGCTGCTAAAATCAATATTGACCGTACACAATTTTTCAAATTCATGGATAAAAATATTCTTCAATTTCCCGACGGCATTATGCGGAGCGTTAATCGCACAGATTTTGACCAATATATAAATAATACTCAGGCTGGAATATCGTCTATATATGGTCTAACATATGATATTGACCACAATACCGGATTTATAAATATAAAGACATTTACAACAGAATCTCCGGAAAACCTGACAACAAAATCAGAACACGATTTAAGAAAAGGCGCGACTCCATTTAAAGTAAATCGATTCGCTGCCAAAAATCAGCGTTTTGGACTAAATTTTTTGTAAATTACTACAAAAATATTTTGACCAATTATATAAAGGCCATATAATGTCATTTGTTTTCCTACAATCTAGAACCTCTAATGTATTTACATTTTTGAACAATTAAGCAATCCAATAAATCTTTTTACATGTATAAAATGATTTATATTTATGGAGATAGTGATACTAATTTTAAAAATATAAAATTGCCTATTGGCAGAGACAATAAAATTATAAATTTCAATAGTTTATAACATACATATTAGTATTTGATTATGATAAAGTAGATTCCAGAAATCATATAGTAAAAAATTATTATTAGGCAGAGAAGAAGATAAAATAATATTAGGCAAAATAAACTAATCGTTGTCTGTGCTATTGTGCCGCCAATTTATATACACCTTTGAAAATTTATATAATTATAATACTCCAGGAAACCCTTATCCATTTGTCGGTACAAATGAAGACCGAGTAAGATTTACACAAAAATGAATATATGTCTTCAGAAACATTGTATGTTACAATCCTTTTCAATATTATACTGAAGAAAATGGGTGTGTAAAGAGCAATTTGTCTGAATACATATAGACTATGTATTATCAGAATTTAACCGTATCATTTTGTTACAAAAAAAAGCAATGCCATATAAGTTTTTAGTATGAATGTTAACCTTAATAAATGACGGAGGCATTTATTAAGTAGTACAAGTTTATTTACAATACCATTAGTGGTCTTGTAAATAAGTCAGAACATTTACGTTGCGATAAGGATTAATACTAGTTTGACTCTATAAATTTATAAGTGATACCAATTTCGCTGCTGTTCTCCCAAATACCTGATATTTTCAAGAAATATTTTGACCCATGCAATTGCGCGGTTTCCTTATATACTTTAACATTTCCATTATGAAGTTGGCACATTAATGGACTGCCGTTTATTTTATCTATCGTTCGAACCTTTTTATAATATGAGAGAATATTGTGTTCTAGTCTACCAATTTCCTTAATTAAAGCCGTATTCTGAAGCGGATTAAAAAAAATCAAATTGTTATTATAAAATCCATCGTTTATATTTGAAATTACAAAAGGTACGAAAACATAAACACCATTAATGCTAATGCTATCATCAGAATAAATGATTTTAGTAAAATTGCCGTCCATTACAATATTCGATTTGGTTTCTAATAAGTGAATGTTCTCCAATCGGCATTGTGATATGTCCATAATAATATTCATTTTTAGATTATTGTCACCTTATGTTTGAATCATTTTATCAATAATATTATTGATAAAATTCAGGATTTTTGTATAGACCATATTGTATAAGAACCAAATAATGCCAGCGTATGGAAATATCAATATGGATTCGAATTTCATACCATATACATTTTTTCCTTGGAAAGGTCAGACATTTAATCAAATTACATCGACCATCCAACGGAATCGCAATGGAAATACAACAAAACAAACATGTAATACGGGATGCCCGGTACCAGGCGGCCAAGGATTGACGGGTCCATCTACTCTACCAACCAATCTTTTGATGAAAGCACTGCCTTTGGCCATTTATCGTCGTGAGATTGCTAGTACACCCATTACTAGTTGTAATCCGAGAACATCAACAAAAATAGATATTATGAATGGTCCTGGTGGTTCTATTACAACAGATAGCGGAAATGGTTTAGTCAATACTTTAGATATTAACACGAGTACGAGCAAAGAAGCACGGCCGAATTCATGTTCGACGCTTTCTGACATTTCCGATAGTACATCAACAACAATTTGTTCATTGTCGCAACAGACCAATGCCTTGCGCCGTTTGCGCAGTGCTGGAATGATTACCCGTAAATTCAAACCCGGGACGAATGAAAGCACATATTGCACTTCCAATAGTCAATATTTGATTAATCGAGCAAAAACGTTTTCGCAGAACCAATACCATTATTTCAAACAAGGCGATGCTTTGGCAAAAGTCGGATTCGCTCAATCGAATGTTTATGTTTCAAATGCCATTAGCCATTGCCAGAAATATCATATATCGGCAGCATTAGGCAATAATACATTAAATTATAAATGGTTAGACAATACAACAAATCTAGTCACATTTCCTGACGGGCATTATGCCGTTGAAGATTTGGCACCCGTTTTGAATAATGTAATGACAAACAATGGACATTATTATGTGTTCAAACCGAACATGACCAAGGTATTTTTATTGAACATTGCCTATAATACTTATTACACAGCCGCCGAATTACAGAGTTTATGTTCCACCCCGTATGACAATAACACATCTGATTATCAACAAGGCAGCGCATGGACAGTTTTTGCGGGTGCAACCAATCCACAATTTGTGTTTTTAGCAGGAGACGCCGGACTACAAAATGCGCTTGGTTTCAATTCGTCAGGTCCATTCCCAGCATTGTCTATATATTCAACCAATCAATATATGCCCGCTGATAATGCCGGTCTATTATCGTCCAATTTCGTGCCAGTTTATTATAAACCGAATAACGCACAATTTTCGCAACAGGGCGCGGTTTCATCAAGTTCTCAGATAACGCGTTTGAAATATGATACGATTACTACAATTGCCGCACAAACCACGGCCAAATATGGTCCATCCGCTGGCAATGCCCTAACTTATGCCAATGCCATGGCTTATAATGTGCCCGAAACATATACAGTCAAAACTAAGACAGGCTACCCTCTACAGACATATCCAAAAATATCAAAATATACGGGCGAAGTTATTGTATGTAGCGAATCGTCGCTAACTGGACAGAAACATCATTAGACCAATAATATTTTATTTATATATATATAAAATATGGGAAACACCCCATCAGCGCCGACAAACTTAATCGACAATGGTGATAATACCGTGTCATATACAGCTGGGTCGGACAATGGATATTCAATTACAGATTACATTTTATTATACTCAACTGATGGCGGTTCATATTATAATCAAGTATATTTAAATTCAACGGCAAACCCGCTTAATATACCTGTTTTAGTTGACGGGACAACATCATATACGATTAGATTATTAGCACTAAATTCGGAGGGTGCTAGTCCAGCATCAGATATCATTTCATTTACGTATCATCCATCTCTGCCATCTGCGCCCACAAGTTTAGTCGACAATAACAACAATACTATTTCATATACACCAGGTTCTACGGGAGGAATGCCAATTACAGATTATTATTTATATTATTCAACAAATAGTGGTTCGACTTGGAATTCAGTTGATTTAGACTCATCGGCAAATCCATTGGCCATACCAGCTTTGGTTGACGGTTCAACAAATTATTTAGTAAAATTGGCAGCCATTAACAATATTGGTCAAGGTCCATCATCCGAATTGATTCCATTTACATATAGACCACCACCTGTATCATTATTATTTGGAGGCAATTACAATAGTTATTTGTCTATTAATGCAGAAGATATGTCGGGAATATATTTTGGAACCGAAGATTTTACAATTCAATGGTGGCAATATCAAACCGATTATAATTCGTTCCCACGCCCATTTCAAATTGGAACATATCCGGGCGCGACTATTGGCGTATCAATTGAAGGCGGCGCTTTTATTTATTGGAATGGCCATGCCAATTATATTACAAATCTAAATTCCGATGGTTATAAAAATAAATGGGTCCATTTTGCCATTTCGAGAACATCCAGCATGACATCATTTTATAAAAATGGTGTATTAATGTCAACCATATCCGACTCAACTAATTATGTAGGAAGTTCAGATTTAACAATAGGAAATGAACAAATCAAAACAAATAGCTCTGCTTTTGGTGGGTCAATATATGAATTTGTATGGTTAAAAGGTAACGGTTTATATACTTCTAATTTCTATTATCCTATAGACAGTTCGTTTAATGCCTTATCATTATACGGCAGTTCCGACTTATTATTGCCCAATTATTATTTTAATGGCACGTATGGTTCCAATGTAACTAATACTAATGTAACAACCTCAACTAATAACAGTTCTATAGTTCTACCATTTACATTACCACCGCCACCGCCAGAAGCTCCAATCAATTTAGTTGATAATCAAAATAATACTATTTCTTATACAGCAGGAAATGACAATGGCTCGACCATTACAACTTATTATTTATATTATTCAATTGATAGCGGGTCTAACTGGAATTCAATCGATTTAAATTCAACAGCAAATCCAATTTCAGTTCCAGCATTAGTTGACGGTTCAACAAATTATTTAGTAAAATTGGCAGCTGTCAATATATCTGGAGTTGGAACACAATCGGCATCAATTTCATTCACATATATACAATCAGTACCATCCGAACCAATCGATTTAAACGACAATAACAACAATACTATTTCATATACACCCGGTTCCACTGGCGGAGCACAAATTACAGATTATTATTTATATTATTCAACAAATAGTGGTTCGACTTGGTCATCGATTGATTTAAATTCAACGGCAAATCCATTGACCATACCGCTATTAATTGATGGAACAACAACTTATTTGGTTAAATTAGCAGCTGTCAATATAATTGGACAAGGTCCGTCATCCGAATCTATTTCATTTACTTATCGCGTAGTGCCACCAACAATAAATGTTGGTGACCAACCAGTAGCAATTATTTCAGATGGAACCTATGTATGGGCTGTCAATGAGGGCGATGATAATGTATCAAAAATAAGAATATCCACATCTACAATAATAAACACAATAGAAGTCGGCAATAGACCACGTGCGATTGTTTCAGATGGCAGATACTTATGGACCGCAAACTCTAACGATAATGATGTATCTCAAATAGACATATTAACCAATGAGGTAATAAACACAATAAATGTTGGTAATGACCCACGTGGAATTAGTTCAGATGGAACTTATGTATGGACGGCCAATTATGATGATGATGATGTATCGCAAATTGAAATATCAACCGGAAATGTAATCAACACAATAGATGTTGACTTTAACCCAACAGCAATTATTTCAAATGGAACTTATGTATGGGTTGCCAATTATGACAGCGATACTGTATCTAAAATAAGAATATCTACATCTACAGTAATAAACACAATAGAAGTCGGCGGTGGACCACGCGCGATTATTTTAAATAGCGGATACGTATGGACCGCAAACTCTAACGATGATAATGTATCTCAGATAGACATATTAACCAATGAGGTAATAAACACAATAGATGTTGGTGATGACCCACGTGGAATTACTTCAAATGGAACTTATGTATGGACTACCAACTCTGGCGATAATACTGTATCGCAAATTGAAATATCAAGCGGAATTGTAATAAATACGATACCTGTTGGTGATGACCCACGTGGAATTAGTTCAGATGGCACCTATGTATGGACGGCCAATTATGACGATGATACTATATCTAAAATATCAATTCATAATAGAATACCCGGTGATGTTTATAATACATCGGATTTAGCCGCGGATTTGGCAGACAATAATGTAACAAATATTCATATTATGAATAGTTTTGTTAATAATTTTTCAGTTATAACTTCTCCGATAACTAAACATATAACAGCACCAAATGGTCGAGTAACAATCACGTATTCACCTATTCTATAATGCTCCGATAATGCGTCCATTCAATGGTGTAATAAATTTGTTTACATGGGTCAAATCATCCAAGAAAATGTTCGGTGGTTTAATGATGGCATAATGTGGAACAGCATATTTGACGCACCAATTCGTACTTTTTTGGATGTTTATTTTTAGCAGGTTCTCGATACGCTCATTTTTATGTTTGTTTTCAATTAGAATAATGGTATTTTGAATATTCTCTATCTGTTGTTGCCCAAATATAGAATTATATTCCTCTAATTTATTCAGAAAAAACGTCGGAATAGGAATCCGAAGAAATCGCAATACGTTTCCCCGGTTTTCTATCATGTTACTAAACGCACGATGTAAATAAGGGTAAAAATCCGCATTTGTTTTATAATTAAAATGTTTACAAACAATATATTTCTCCGAATTGGCGTAACGACTAGTCTGCGGTTTGGTTATATAAACTCGGTCATAAAATGACGACAAAATATAAAGCAAATCTACAGTATGCTGCATGAAACAATCAAATACTTTTAGAATAAAACACCCATTTTTCTTTTGCATAGTTACAGCAAAACAAATCTGAGCAAAAAGCAATTTCACAATCGTCATTTCTTGGCTATTGAAATCGTCGGAAAAATCAAACCCACCGTCCGCGGTAATAATATCTATAGACGATTTGTATTTCTCGGCACAATAGCCAAAGTTCTCCAAAGACAATAAATTCCCAGTGCCATCCGAACCATTTTCAATAAAAACGTTAGGATGTGTTGACAAGAATTGCGCGCTCTTTTTCCAAGCGGGAATATTATGGTCGCTTTTTCCATCAAGAATAGTCATACCAACATATTGGTCATCAGACCTATCCCTAGTATTTGCCAAAGCCTCGATAAATCCCCCTGGTCCCTCGGCCAGATGAAATGAACGAATAGACGCAGCATGGTCAGCCTGACCAATTTTGAACACCGACATAATTTCTATCATTTTAAAATAGGACCGTGATAGAGGCTTGTATTTAGATACCGCTTTTTTGCTAGCGGGAATCGGAGTGTGTATATATTCATAGGGATTGGTGTATTTTTTGAAGAGGTCCCAGTCTTGTTCATAGGAATTGATTTTTTCCTTTGTATCGTACAAATAATGTAATAGGGAATTTGAGATGATGGGTTCGACTGTGTCATCGGATGTGACACAATCTACGGATTTATATATTGGATGATGATTTGTTGGTAATAAAAAATATATCATTATTTTATAAAATTGTTAATGGTTGCTAATAAATAATATGAACATCGGTTTATATTATTTATGGAATTAGTAGTATTATTTATCGGAAACAATTACAATTTTCTTCTTTGGTTTCTTGATAATTAAGGGTTCGACCGGTTCAGCTTTGGCCGGTTCAGATTCAGCTTTGGCAGGTTCAGATTCAGCAACTTTTTGTTCTATGGCCGAAACTGGTTCATATTGTTCCAAAACAACTAAGCGTTTTAATTTACGGACCACTGGTTTTTTCTCGGTTACTACCTTAATTTTTAGCAAATCATCTACGTCAATGCCAAGACCGAATTCTTTTTGTTCAGTTTCGGCAGCCATAATAATCTTCCCCATTTTTGTCGTATTAACTGTGCGTATTTTCCGGAAAACAAAATACCGATTCATGAACGAAATTGTGCGTTCATCTTCCGTCATATCTAGAGCCGTACCATATTCAGCATCGCGTATCGGATGACGCCGAACTTCGTCCCTCATCAAATCGAATAATTCGTCAAACATCCCCGAACCACGTGGCAATCCCATTTTATCGGCTTCATCTCGCGACGCCAGAACAAATCCATAATCTTCCATAATTCTCACAAAATAATCAAAATTTACCAAGTATTCACGGAATGTCTTATTAATCGATTCCTGGTAAACATTCACAGCATATCCAAGGCTCAATTCATCATCCGGAAATCCGGTCTCTTCGTATTCTCGAGTGATTTCGTATATTTTGCGGTCACCTCGCATAATAGTAATCCCTTCACCGCGCAATTTCCGCCGCAATAATTTGAACACTGTTTTGCCGTCATAACATGTCCCGATGAAATATCCGCCCATCTTGGTACATTCAGCCACATTACGAACAAATTCGTGTAAAGTCGTCGCCCGGTCAAAGAAATAATGTAAAGCGAATTGAACCGAACTGATTTGGAACCCATCGTGTCCGATACCATAGTTCTGATAAACCCCTTCGCCCAATAATTGCCGGTCTTTAGGTCCTGAACCAAAGATTGCCTTGACAATCTGCTTATCTTTATCCGTGGAAAATGCCTCGCCTGAACGAATATTGAGACCGCTGTTGCCAACGACAAACATGGCACCCGGCATATCGCGATTCTTTCGGCTCTGATTCAAATAACGCGCGCATGCCCCATCCAGATTGTTATTAATATTGTCTTTTGATATATCTATTCCAAAAACATATCCCAAATTGCCGTGAATCCATTTCGGCAAATCGCCGCCCTTCCCCACAGCAAAATCAATAAGCGTATCTTTGCGTGCCGATGTTCCTATAATCAATTTGCGTTTCACATAAAGATTATGGAAATCGCGCAAAGAACGTGTACTCGTCTCCTTGGAAGATTTATTATAATATACATCTTCATCGCCAGCCGCAAATTCGGGAATATTCAATCCAGAACTAATCATTTCATCTGTAATCGGACTGTGTATCGAAGTCCAATTACTATTTGCCACATGATAGGCATTCCCGTAATTTCTCAGGCCAGACCGCAATTCTGCGGTTTTGTCATAGCGCACTCTGAGAGGAATCCATGACCACGCACCCGTTTTGGTCATATCGTATCGGAATTCGACAATCATATCTTCTTCGAAATATTCGTTTTCTTCTGTTTTCATAATAAGGTCGTGATTGCCGGTTTCGACAACCAATACATTACAATAACACGCTTGTGGGTTATAAGGATTTGTCGGACGAAATGGGACCGGTTTATAGGGCTCGGCATTATCTAGGTCGGATGGGCTCGGAATTTTATTATCGATTAAATCCTGTTTTGGATTTAAGAACCCGTGTTTACGTTCATCAAAACCGCATCTCAATATCAAGGTTTTATATTGAGTGATAGTTTGAATCCCGGAAATATTGCGGCCTTCTTCGAATATATTATGGATTTCGTCTTTGCCATTTTTATCTTTTTTGACGCTTACCAAGAAATCGATAGTATTGAATTCAGCGGGTTTCCATTTGAGCGATTGGTCCCAAGTCGATTTGTATGCCGGTCCAGAAAATCCGACCTTGTCACTTCCCACTCCGGTATTCGTTGGCGTGAAAATAAGACCGTCTGTATTATATTGGAATAACCCGTCTGAAACGTTTGATAAAATCGTAGAACACGCTTGGAAAATGGTCATATCCGGCGACGCCATATAAAACTCTTTACATCTTGCCAAGAATCGACAAGGAGAAGGAACTTGATTTGCGGATTCTGGAACCGGCTCTTGACCCTGGTCCAAGACCGAAACCGGCTTCAACAATTCCATACATTTCTTCAAAATGAGCAATCTCTGTTGTCTTATTCGTTCTTGAGCCGAAACCTTTTCTTTGAGATGCTCATCCGTCCTGACCATAGTCTTAGGTCCGGTTTCACGAACTGGTTCTGATGTCATAATTTTATCCACTTCTTCTTGACTATAGACAAACGCATATTCGCGGACACTCTTTTTGTGAACATAATAGATATCGAATGCCCCATACAAATTAATGAAATTATGTTTCTTGTCGTATTTGATATGTTCTCCATCAATTAAACTGTCATATAGCCCGCGCTCATTTGTCATGGCGCCCGTAAATATAACATTCATATTGGTGTCAATCAAATATAGGCGGCCATTTTCGGCAATATATAACAGTTTACGCTCGCCGTCCGCCTTTTCGGTGACAGTATAATTCGACCGAATATTCGGAACAGAAGATGATTTGCTTTCCGGCACAATGTTTTCGACTTGTAACGTATATGACGACGGTCCAATAAAATCCTTTGGAAAAACGCGGCGGTCCTGATAATCCGGGCCATGAATTAACCGCATATACGAATTAAGTATTTGATTGCGTTCACTATAGGCAATCGGATAATTTGTCCCTTGTAAAGCACTCAAAATAATGCGAATACATTTGCGAATTACCGCGGCTAATTGTTCGGGTTTTGAATAAGACGTTCCTAGACCGACTCGGTCATTATCGATTTCCAATTCGACTTCATACTGTTCTTGAGATTGAAATACACCGGCATCTTGAATTGTATATTGTGGAATGGGAACTTTTCCAGTTTTCCGAGAGCTTTTTACAATACTAATATCGCCAAATACAGGATATTCAGGGTGTTCAAAACGAACGCGATTAATATGACGAAATAGTTTTTTCGAATCGCTCCAAGAAGATACTATGCCTCGAGCAATGCTCGATTGAACATTATAATCCTGTTCGAATTGATATGCCACTCGAAAATTAAAATCGGGGAAATCCACTGATTTTATAAAGTCACCGTTTTCCATTTTTGGCGGCGACTTCTTAGTGAATTTAATTTTGTTAGCGCCAGCCGAAATGGTAGACGGCATATCCATTACTTTTTGGATACTATTTGACCGGCAATATTCCTGGATTAAATCGACGCCCACAATTTCCGCACGAATATTAGAGACCTTGGTCATGCCGCTATGAATTTCCGTATATTCGTTTTGAATGCGCAATATATGAAGCCCAGCTGGATTGTACGTAGTAAACCCCGAAGAATATAATTTACTAATTACATTATCATAATCAATTTTGGTCAATGGTTTGGCCACGCGCTGATTTGTGCCAAAACGAACTTCCATTTCGCTATTTTTATGGTCTTTTTGAATGACGGGATTACTCGCTAAATACAGAGCAACCATTCGTTCAAAATCTTTAGACGGATTAGGTGCTGGATTGCCATCCGACGGTTTTTCACCATACGGTCTAGGTCCATTTGATTTCATGATACAGTTATATTATAATTATATATAAATTCTATTCTATTTCGTTTAGTAATTAGTTTAGTTGTTTGGTTTCAATTTTTCGCCAATTTTTTGTTCATAATGGCCACGCCAACTTGCGGCTCAACATTTCATATAATTCCGGTTTATTGAGGCCCAAATATTCGGCCTCACTTAATCGAAGCTTCATGGCAATCTCATGTAATTCGCCTGTTTTATATGAAGAAACTGCCTTCAATGGTTTATTATAATGTTCCAACAAATAACGCAATTCCAACGATGGCATGACACCATCATGAATTCCGTAATTGCCATCATCATTCATATAAATCAAAATGGGGTCGGCTTCAATCGTGTTTTCGGGAATGAATTGTAGATATGTATTCTTTGTGCTTGCTATATAGACGCGTCTTTTATAAAAACATACCATTGATATCAATGTATTCAACGATGTTTTATTATTCACCATTAAATCAGACAATATTTCTTGTATTAGAACATTCGTCACTTTATAATTTGTTGTTTTGAGAATCTTAGGTCCGGTTTTAATAAACTCGATGATTTTCTGTTTTTCATCGATTTCTTTATTGCCATAATGATTATTTATCAATACATATTCATCATATCCATAAATAGCTATAAACATTGACCAAAACAATGTATCTGATTTATCTGGCCAAATTGCCGAATCATTATTTGCGGGCTCATTTCTAATAACAATTGGCCTTTCGACAAAAATTGTCGGTTGCACAGGTTCTTCTACATATTTATTTGCTATGGCATACATAAATGGTTCTAATCGCTTAATTGAACTAGCATTATCAAATTTATTATGATTATAAAAAATTTGATTTAAATAGGTTGACATAATGGTTTGGCTAGCGAACTATATGATATAGTCGCCTCATCTTTAACTCCTTTTTCAGAAAAAAATGAATTCTTGAACTCGTTTTTTTGCGTTTCTAACGGCATAAACGATTTTTCCTGGTCCTGAACATAATGTATATATTCGGACAAATTATTAATAACCGATTCCGGCAAAAAGGCTAAATTTATATACACGCCACTTTTGTTTTCATTTAATGTTATAGACGGATTGTTCTTCAACATTTTCAATATTTCAATATGTTGATGCTTAGTCATTTGTTCAATGTTCTGTTTAATCGATTCCAATTTTGACGCGTCCATATTGTCTATATTATTGTAGACAATACTTTTTATGTCGTTTTTTATTATTTATCTATCTTCTCGCGATTTTTGATTTTGATTCACCAATGTTCCGATAACACAGATGTAAGGGTCATTTAATTCATATCGAATTCCAATAACTTTTGCCGTTATTTTCATATTTTCCTTAATATCATTGAAATTTCGCATAGTATAATTATGGTCACGAGCCAGAAAGATAGTAATTGGTACAACACCGTCTTCATTTACTTCGGCATGAATGCCAGCCTTAGTTATCGTTTTTACATCGCATTCAATTAACATGCCTTCAAATGGATGACTAACCATACATTCGAAAACAGCGCAAAATTCGATATTTTCAGAATTGACTGAACCACTCGAATAACTGATAATCTGAACCGAGTTTGGTTTGACAAATCCTTCGGCTATACATCGTCCCTCGGTCTTAGAGACAATTTTCCGTTCCAGATTTTGTTTCACATTTTTCCCGATTTCGGTTATAGACAAGATGACCTTCATAGTAAGCAGCGATTTTATATATACGCCAAATACTTGCTTTTCTGGTTCATGATGACGTGACCGAGCAATCATTATAATATAATTAAGCTTAGATTTTAAGTTGTTTCGATTCCAATAATTTTCCGTTCAATTTTCCGTTATTTCTGAGAATAATTGGCAATATCATTGAGTGTGGCTTGTTCGGCATTTAAAAAGAACAGACGGTTGCCATGCGTTTGCTCTGTAAAATATCGCATAAGTATTTCGGTTATAATACATAATCCATTTTGATGTATGTCGTCCGTATTGGCGTCCGTATAACGAATATCGCTCTGTATGGCATTCAATAATTTAATAATATCGATTTTTCCGGCACTGTCGCACCTGGCGCCCTTGTTATTGCGTCTCTGTTTAGTATCCTTGACTTTAAATACCATATTTGCTCCTTTGAAATCCGAGATAAATCCAACGATGTCATTTATTCGACTTTTATCTTGAATAACATATTTGGCAGCAAAATTTTGCTGAAACGGTTTTAAATCTTCCGCATCTAATTTTGGCCAAGAATCTAAAGGGTTTTCCGGTTTTAAATAAATACCAAATTCGCTGCCATTATTTAATACAACTGCCTCCCGTCGGTTTGACTTATCTGGCACTAATCTGTCGTCAAAATATTGTTCAATTGCTTCTACAATTTCGGATGTATCCAATTTCAAGTTCTCCAAGTTTTGTATTAATATCATCTTTTGTTCGAACCCCAATAAATCTAAATAATGATATACTATGTATCGCCTAACGGTTTCTTCCGGTATGCCATGTTCGGTTTGTAATTCTTGCCCATAAATGCGATTGTGACTCATATGATAATACCAACCATTGTCTAAACCGGTAACATCTTCCTTTATTTTCTTAGTTATTTCCTTGATTTTAGTATGGGGAGTGCTCGCCAACAATAATCGCGACTCTATGTCCTTGATAATATCCGTATATGGAATTGCCGGTTTTTCCAACTCGCTCTGTTTAAGAGACGATTTAGACAATGATATTTCATCGAGTTTTTTCTGTGCTTCTAATTCAAAAAAGAGAGAACCTCGCTTATAATCCACCGGATTACTAATATCGAAAACGGTGGTTCGTTCATCCGAGATTTCGACCGGTTTGAAATAGTAATATTGCCCGCGATTTGCCAAATTTCCCATCCGACCATAATGGTCTGTTAAATATTCATTTTTGCTATTGATGAATCGCGTCAAGACATAATATATTTGTTCAATGGGATATTCTTTTATTTGATTTATATGACGAATGAGAGAACCTCGTGTGTAAAATACGTGTCGCGATTCAGTAGTGGGCAAATAGGCAAATTCAGCTTCTCCTGCCTTTTTGCGTTCTTCAATTAACGTATCGAATTTGGGCGGAACGGGTTCTCGGAATAATTGACGAATTCTTTCCATAATAGCGGCTTGATTTGCCTGTATAAAATAACTATTATATGTATCGGTAGACGGCACAATATTGTCAAATACAATTGGTTGTCCCAATTCATTATCGTCATCGGGGTCGTCAGCCTGAGAACATTGAAAAGAACAATTATCCATATAATCGCAAATATCAGTATGGGGTTTGTCTCCGACAACAAATGACACCATTTCGTCACCACGACTCGATAATTGTATCTGAACGGTTTGATTTGTCAAGCCATTTTTTGCCCATTTTTCCGCCGAAAAATTGGTTTGTTCAATATTTAAGTGGCAATCGACAGAGACCGTTTTTAAAACGCGGGTAACTTGGCCAATCTGTATGGCTTTTCTCTCGGCCAGACGATATACATATAAATCCGCGGCTTCCTCGTCAGAATCTAAATATGTTGCATGTAAATATATTTCTACATTTCTCTGAGAAAAGGGCAGAGAACAATGACTCAAATTGCGAACGCCGCGACCAATAATTTGTTCAATGCGATTCATATTATACCACGGTTCGAGAACATGGACCTGACGAATGTTCTTGAAATCAAGCCCTTCTGAACCCGCTTTAGAAATCAAAATGACTTTGACGAGGTTGCCGTCAGAATTATCGGGATGTGTTACATATTTGATATCGGCATTATTATTTGGTGAAAATGCTTTGTCGCCGGTAATCATTACATATTTGGCTTGAGTAAAATCGTGGGGGTTCTCCAATTCTGTTTTCGGGAACATGGTAGCCGAATCAATTGGCACAATAGCCGGCTTACGTTTCTTCAATAGATTTTTGGTTCCCGTAGTTGAACCATACCGGGCAAATCCCATTTCTTCCAGAGCTAAAGCCATTGGTACAACACCACCATCAATATATTGTGAATATATGAGAACAATTCCGGTAGACTGTCTAACAATATCGCAAATAGACGCGATTTTATGACTATATTTTCCAATGTTCTCTTGTCCAAATATTTTACCATATCTATCAAGAACGTTTTTCTTATATTCGAAATTGAATCTGGCGGGTTGAGGCGAATACACTTCTTCGTAAATCATTGTATTTGCCAGGCCCCGTTTTCCTGTCAATAACGTAGCGAATTCTTCTTGACTGAAATCATATGATTCTGAATACTGGTCTAATAATTCATTTGGATAAATCATATTGAGGGCTTCAAGTGGCGCCTGTAATAAAGTATAACCAAATGCGTCCATGTTCTCGAAAGACGGCATTTCACGAAGTTCGCCTTTGGCATTATATGTATTAAATGATTTATGTTTCATGTTTTCAATTATATAACGATAACCGGTTGATTGGTCGCCTAAGACGGAATTTTTTTCCATGTTTTTTTCCGTGCCTTTCCCTATGTTATTCATATAAATATCAACAAATTGTATTTTGCCGTCTTCTGCCTTGTCATTCGGTCCGACGGTTGGCTTGCCATTCAATTGCTTTGTTGGATAATTGGCCCGACCTAATACCGAATTTAATGGAGAAAACAATGCCGGATAAACGCGAAATGGAAATGAATATGGGTTCTCGCCGCGCACATAAGAAACGTAACCAAGAAGCTTGCGCTTCAAAAGTGCTTTGCCTGATTCGCCATATTCACTATCTTCTGCCAATTTCCAGCTGCCATCCGATGTAAACACATCGGATGTTTCAATCGGCGCGCGTTTATCATTTATATTCATTAAATTTGTTAACCAAATAGCCTCTTTATAAGAATTATACATGGGCGTTGCCGACAACAACAATAAACGCATGTTCTCCGAATATTTGGCGACTTCTTTTAAAAGAACAGTGGTTTTCTTATCTTTGTTCTTATTTTCATCGGTTAATCTGATATTATGAACCTCATCAATAATAATTAATCGATTATTAAAATATCGGCGTATTTTCTCGCGACGCAGGCTATTTCGCTTAGCATCTGTATATCCGGCATCTACCGAAACCTCGATTTTCTGAGAAATATGATTTGCCAATTGACTATATCCCATGAATACATAATAAGTATTTATTATGGAATTCACATGGTGACGCACGGCATCTTTTGTTAGTCCAGTCAAATTTGTCGGATTGATTTCGCTTAATAAAGCATTTCCTACACATGAATTTATATTCCATAGTCCCGATGGCAATTTGACCAGTTTGCGTTCGTCGAACAATTGTAATCGGAAATTGCCTTGAACGTTGGGAGACGCAATTACCATGATGCGGGGTTTGATGCCCACTTGTTTCATGTATGACCGCATTTCCTCGGCAATGCCAATTGCGCTACAGGTTTTGCCACTGCCCAAACCGTGATATAATAATAAACTATTATATGGAGTTTGAAACGATAAAAAGTTTTTTACGAATAATTGATGGGGCATAAGCTCGAATTTAACACGGCATAACTCGTCTGCTTTTTCAGCAATATTATGTGTATTGTCACCGTCATATCTTGTATCGTAGAATTCTTTTCTAGTGGCGATTTTAATATTGAAATTGGGGTCATTTAAATCTGGATATAGAAATGATGTAGTGTCGGCTGACAATCTTAGGTTCTCATCATATTCGTATTTCTCGCGAGCTAATAGGGAATGTATTGCGTTTCTTGGCGCCATATCAGATGGTTCGTATTGAACTGATTCTTCCAATTGGTCGAGAACATCTTCTTTTTTGGGCAATATTATGCTTGATACAGCATCGGTTGTTTTATCAATAGCTTCACTTGTAGAATTATATGCCTTAGATGCTATTTCATCCGATGAATTGTAAGCATTAATTGCAGCTTCAGTTGTAGAATTATATAATGATGCTGCTGCTGCCGATACGCTTGATGCCATTTTAGATATAGCATCTATTGGACCGGCTGTGTTAGGTTCTGTGCTTGGACTGGGTTCTATGTTTGGACTGGGTTCTGATTTGACAGATGTTATTAGAGTAGGTTCTTTTAATTGACCAGATTCTTCCATTGCTAATGGTGGACTTGGAACTGTAAAACTTGGACCTGTAAAACTTGGCATAGGTTCTTCCTGAGCCGATTCAATTCTTATTTTTCTCTTTTTAGGAGCCGACATTTTAGGTTCTGCTTCTTGAATTTGTTCCTGTGCTTTTTTAGTTTTATGTTTTGCTATGCGAATGGCATTTGCTTCCTTTTCAGCTGAAGTATATTCAATATATTGTGGATTATTTGGGTCATTTGGTTTATAATTCGGATTGGCACGATATCCATTTGGGGCTCTTTTCCGTTTAGTTTTATTAGGACTAGACATATTATCAAAATATGTACGTATATAATTTACACACATATTTTGAATAGAAAAAGAATCGCATATTCATAATCCATTTCATAGTCCATTTCATAGTCCCGTCAATTTATACCTCAATAAACTGTTGTTTATGTTCGTAATCATGCGTTTCTTTTCTAAATTATATGACCGTATGCTTTCCATACATTCATCATGCGTTTTCCATTCTAGTTTGCTTACTTCCGAGGTTTGAAATGTAGTTGACAGTTTAGTTTCATTAAAATCCATATACATCAAATAATATTTATGTTTATACGATTTATAATTCGACCCGGTGAAAATCTCCTCAAATGGCAATATATTATTAATATTTTTAAGCATGGACGGTTCATATCCAGTTTCCTCTTGAAATTCGCGTAAAGCACAATCATAATCTTTTTCTTGATAATTGCGGCGGCCTTTTGGAAACCCCCACTCAGCTTCAGTCCAAACCACACCGTCCTTATCGCTTTCATCCAGCAAATTCGTCAACGTATAAAAATCGCGCTTATTTAAAATTCCCATAGACAAATGCTGGAATTTTTCACGTGCAATCGCTTCTTCTGACCGATATTGCGATAATACTGGATTTCCAGACCAAACAGCTTGCCAAAGAGTTTCAAAATCGTGCGTTCTCAGACCGGCCTTTTCTTCCGCCGTCATTTGCTTCATCATATTCAAAATATAATGCCGATTTTGTACCGAATATTTGCCGCGCATAAAATCGATATATCCTAAAGTATCTTTTCTTCGAATCATTAAATAAACGGGCGCGCCATCATTATTAAAACTAAACGCGACAATGCCGTAGCTTGTTATAGGCATTTTACAATTATGAAATAAATGTCCGATTTTTCCACAATTATTACAAAATGTATTTTGGGACATCCTCGATAAAACTATATGAATATATTCCCGTGTTTCTATATAGTTTTTTACAAACCAATCAGTTATGTCAAATGAAACCAATAAAAACGCCGACAGGTTTAGACCTGAAATATGGGGTCCACATTTTTGGTTTTTTCTACATACGGTTGCGCACACGTATCCAGATACACCAACTGCCGTAACAAAACGCAAATACTATGATTTAATCCAGAACATGCCGATATTTATACCAAACGCCGAAATTGGCAATAAATTTAGCCAATTTTTGGATAAATATCCGGTCACACCCTATTTAGATAATCGCGATTCATTTATACGATGGGTCCATTTTATACATAATAAAATAAATCATATGCTTGGGAAGGAAGAATTGTCTTTCGCGGCTGGTTTAGATAAATATTATAATGAATATAAACCAAAACCCGTTTATTTGTCGGATAAAATCAATTGGCGCAAACACGTCATTCATGCTTCATTAATATTATTGTGTTTGTTTTTGATTTACGTATTTTATGAGTAATAAAAACAATATAAACCGATTTGATACTAATACATATTATGGAATTGGTCATTGAACCGGACGTTTATTCTCCTAGCATAGATGATGCTGGAAATTATATAGACAAAATACCATCATTCAATATAATAAAAAAAGGTTTATCATGTCCATGTGGTTCAAGAAAGGATAAATTATACGAATCTCATTCTAGTTTTTCAATACATACAAAAACTAAAAATCACCAAAAATGGCTGACAAATTTAAACCAAAACAAAGTAAATTATTACATAGAAAATGGAAGGTTGTCAGAAACAATACATAATCAACGTTTGATTGTAGCAAAATTGGAGAAAGACCTCAATAACAAAAATATGACAATTGATTATTTGACTCAACAATTACATAAAAACTCAAACTCAAATACAAATAATTTAGTTATAAATAATTTGTTAGATTTTGATTGAATGGAACCATCAAAAATATTGTGATATTATAACTAAACAATGCGTTTCGAGATTATTATATTCATTGTTGCCGCATTTTTAATAGCAAACATTTACACCGAAGGCAAATATTTGAAAATCCTACTGTCATGGAAGAAATATTATCAAATGGCGGGCATAGCCTTAGCCGCATTTGTCATCTATTGGCTCATCCGCAAAAACCCGAATCATGCCAAAAACATTATATTAACATCGAATGAATATATCAAGTATCTGCCAGTAGATAAAAATGCTGTTAGCATGATTTCGCCCATTTTGGATTTTACGAGCAAACACGGGTTTGCTCAAAGTGGCGTTGACCAAGCCTATCCCATTTTAGAAATGCCCAATCGCGGCACTAGTCGAATGATGCAGTCGGGCGGGTCGACTGGGAAAGTCGCTACAAAACGGTCTGTGAGTGAAACCAAAAAGAAATTTGTCGCCGCTCGACAAAACTGGCATTGCGAAAATTGTAAGAAGCAATTGCCAGCGTGGTTTGAGGTTGACCATAAAATCCGTCTAGAACATGGTGGCAGCAACCACATAGACAATTTAGTTGCTTTATGTCGCGATTGCCACGGTGAAAAAACGGCAATTGAGAATCTATAAAATGTCTCGCTAATATAACTTGTTATGTCCGAATCAAAATCGGGTTTTAATTTTACAAAAACCTTCATAAAAGACCGCATGGGAATTGATTTTCAGTCATCATCATTCAAGGATTGTGTTTTTCAATATGGCGCCACGGCCGTTTTCTTTACATTTTCAATAGTAATGATATATTATGCTTCATTTGACCCCAATGCTTTAACCACCAAAACATATGCATATGCCATCTCAATTATATTGCCAATACTTGTTGGAATTTTCTTTGTATTGCCTTCATCAGATAGACAAAATGTCTATCCAATTGCGGCACTTGCCACAATTTCTATATTAGTAGCAGTGTTGGCATATCATTACATATCATTGAATCAAACTAGCATGCTGATAGCGTCATACATTACGACAATATTGGTATTTTTAATAATTGCGGTAGGTCTCGGAATTATATTCAAGATACTTTATGGCAAATTTTCCGAAATATCTGATTCGGGTTCTGGTATATTTCTCCAACTCTTGTTTTATATTCCGTGTTTAATAAGCGATTTTTTCGAATATTTAGCTGGACAATTTAAAATAACACCTAACCCCATTTTTATTCTTTTTATACTTGAAATAATTTTAGTGCTGACATATTTGTATGCGCCGTCTTTAATACAACTTATATTAAAAAGCAGTACAGACAATTTAGAATTACTGAAGACACCCATATTTTTAGACGTCCCCTATTACACTGCTGCTAATAATTATCCATTTACCATGTCAAAAGTTAATCAAAACACATTGCCATCAGATATAACATTTAGACAAAATTACGGCATTTCGATGTGGGTTTATACTAATCCACAACCGGCGACCAACGTAGCTTATGCAGAGGAAACGCCTATATTCGATTATTCCGGAAAACCGACTTTAGTCTATTGTAATCAATGTGCCGATGAAGCAAACCCAGATAATGTTTTCCGCGATACATATATTGTGTACTTTACCAATAATGATACGACCGCTCAATATAAAATAACGGTGCCTAATCAAAAATGGAATAATTTTGTTTTCAATTATAATAACAATATTGTCGACGTTTTTGTCAATGGTGTTTTAGAACGGTCTTATGAATTTGCGGGTGGGCAATTGCCAATACATTCTACATTAGACCAAATCACATTGGGCGCGAATAATGGCTTGAGTGGAGCCATTTGTAATGTAACATATTCACCGGTACCATTTACCAATAGCCAAATCGCGAACACATATAACATTTTGATGTATAAGAATCCGCCAGTTAATTATGCTTGAACGCGACCAAAAAATATCGCTCTAATTTATATTGTGATATGAATCCCATCGTTATAGTTTTAGGCGTTATTGCCATTGTTCTAATTTATGTTCTATATCAATATTTTTCAAAGACAGCAATAGTTCTGTCAAAATCATTGAATTTGAATAATTCAAACAGTCCCATTTTGGCAACATCTCTTACAAATCCCGCAAATTATAGTTGCTCATATGGTGTGTGGATTTATGTGAATTCATGGCCAACAAATTCATCGTCTTCTAGCCCTCCACAGATTCTATTCAATCGAGATGCGAATGCTTCGACTGTCTCCAATAATACCGATATTGCCCTTTATTTAGACCCAAAATCGCCAGCTTTGTATACACAATACAAAAATAACGCACCTATTATGATTACCAATAATTTCCCCATACAAGCCTGGACATTTGTCATTGTCAGTTTCAGTCCCACACAATTTATGGATTGCTACGTTAATGGAAAATTAGTCACATCGCAGCAATTGTCGGGAACACCGGTTAGTCCGAGCAGCACAAACTCTATCAATTTTGGTACGGGTGATATTTATCTTGCTAGTCTACAAAGGTCCACAACACCTATGGACCCAGCCACAGCATGGTCTACATATATGATGGGCAACAGTCAGTCGTCATTCGGTGGTCTATTTTCAACATATACAATGGATATCATAGTTAAGAAAAATAATGTGAAACAAACATCCGTGACATTATAATATTATTCTCTGTATTCTATAGTATAGATAATAATGGAATTTCCTACAACTGCCAATATAAGTGATGGTGCCACAGCAGCAGCAAGTCGCGTGACGGGGGCGATTGATGGCGTTAAAACAACCGTTGGAAATGCTTTAGATAATTTTTCATCGAAATTGGAAGTAAATGCCAGCAGCGATTTTCTTCAATCAAACAGCGTCATTGCCAAATTTGTCTTTTTAATTCTAGTTTTAATCGGATTCTTGATATTATTAAATTTAGGTATTATGCTTATTGGTTATTTTATGGAACCGTCCAAGAGTCCTTATTTGGTTTATGGCATGATACCGGGCAATTCTAATATGAATATTTCTCAAAATCCAAAAACAAAGAATTCGGTGACTATTCTCCGGTCTAACAACCAGACAAATGGCATTGAATTCACATGGTCATCCTGGTTATTTATATCTGGATTGCCACCAGCAAGTTCTGGAATGCCTCAATACATGAATGTTTTTAACAAGGGTTCTAATTCATATGATGACAATGGCATTGGTTCAAGTAACGCACCTGGCATGTATATTTCGAGCGCAACAAATACATTACATATAACAATGGATACTGTTGTACCGGGTGATACAAATACAACCATTGACATTTCCAATGTTCCTCTTAATAAATGGTTTCATGTAGCACTTCGCCTACAAAATACAATAATGGATGTTTATGTGAATGGTACGATTGCTTCCCGTTTGAATTTTGCCAATGTTCCAAGTCAGAATTATTATGATGTATTTGTCGGTGCAAACGGTGGATTTCCTGGATACGTATCCAATATGCGATACTATGATTATGCTTTGAATGTATTCGAACTCAATAACATTGTTATAATGGGACCAAATACCAAAGCGGCTTCATCGTCTCAGAACGCAATTAACCCGACTGGCGATTATACATACTTGTCTAGTTCTTGGTATGCCGCAACCCAATAATATTCCGATGGTTTCTATTTTGGTTACAATGGTGTAAACTCTAGATGCGCTTTGTTTTACACCTCTTTACATTTCAAACGCCGATTATAATATAAAACCATAATTTTATATTATATATAATGGATTATGTTTATGTATTACTTTATGGAAGTGAGTGGGAAGATATAATAATATTATTATCAAAGGAAGATGCTATACATGAATCAATAAACCAACCGAATTCTAGAGTTGAAATTTTTAGAAAAAATGCCAAATTGGGATATACGCCAACTTATAATTACTATAAAAATGGAGAAATTGTATATAAAAACTCATAATTTTATATTAGGAAAATAAACGGCGTTTGAAATGTAAAAAGGTGTAAAACAAAGGTGTACAATAATAAATTATTATTATATAGTTATAATAATAATCATGTCGAATAATAATAATATGATATGCAGTGCCGCTTTAATGGATTTATTTAGTCAGAGACAACAGGCTGGAAGATTCAATATACCTCCGCCTCGATTAGAACTACAACCCTCGCCATATCCAACATATACCCAAAAACAATTAGATATGCGCCGAAAAATAGAGATTTTAAAATACGCCCCCACACAACAGGGAAATCAAACAAATGGACTAACCAAAACTCAAAAATGGTCACAATTGGTAAAAAGCCGGCTAACTATTGCTCAACAATTGTCAACTGATATACAAAATGGCATAGTATCGTGCCCGAATGATGAACTATTGCCATCGTTAACATCTTCATGCGATGTTCCCGGACCAGTAACTGTTTTACAATATGACCCAGATGTTCCATTATATAATTTTAATTCTAATACAGATGCTTATGCAATACAAAATCCGGCGGTTTCTTCTGAATGGTACGTTTATCCAGAAGAAAATATGGTATTTTTGCCGGACATTTCTGGATTATTGACACCACTTAATATACAGCCCAACATTGCTTCGACATCACATACTTATATAATCCAATCGTCTGTTGGTATTTTTGTAAATGGTTCTATAATAAATTCATTATTGCCCGCTTCTGAAACCATCACTTTAAAACTAAAAAGCGCACAATTTGTAGTAACCTATAATTCGGTTCCAGTTATTGACCCTATATACATTGATTTGTCCTCGGCATTTGCACCATTGACTATTGATATATCATATTCACCAGTATCATCACTTGTTAATTTTAGAGCAAATATGTATTCTGGAAATATATTCATTCCTCCGTTTACATTAATTACCGAGCCGGGTTACATTTATGATATGCTTATGTTATATACGTTTTATCCCGTAATGCCATCTAAAGTGTCATTGAGCTATGGAGCAACCATGAATATATCAAGCGACAATATAAGAAATCCATTAAATTCTGTCTTTGATTCTAGTAACATTTGTATAATTACTTCGGCTAATGGTTTGGGAATACCCGCCGATTTTACATTAGTGTCTCAATAATGTCAATTGTTCGGAATTTTGTAACAATACCAGACTATTTATGGTATTGTTACAAAATGGTGGATGTATATATTTATGGTACGATAACCGATAAATGAAAAGTTCATATTCATTTATCGTTCCCGTTGTCCTTAACTATCATAACAGGTTAATATGTTGGTGCATAGCCTGGACCTAAACCGGGTCCCAAACCAGGATACGGTCCTTGAACGTATCCATACATTGTCGTTGGACCCGGTCCGGGAACTTGAATTGGCATTTGCCCAGGAACCTGACTAGGAGCTGGAACTTGACCAGGCTGCATATTAGACGTCATTGTAGGATTTAAACACATTTGTTGATTTGGAAATACTTGACCAGACATACATGTATCTTGCGGACCAACCGCAATACATCCATTCACACCCTGATATTGACCAACCAAACACCACCCGCCTCCAAATGCGGCAACGGCAGGAGAAGATGCTGTGGAAGATGCGCCAGTTCCATTTAAAGCATTTGTCAAACTTACTTGCGCGTTCATATTAACATCCGGAGCACTGGTTCCCTTCAATAAATTGCCAACCGAATTAACTGTACCCTCAGCAATCTGAATGCCTGTAATAGCTGTGTCAGAAACGACATCTGCTGTTTTCACAATGATTGACCCCGCCGTGTATCCAAAAATACCTAATATTTGAGAGAAAAGGGGGCCAATGACGCCAACAATTGATTGTATTAAATTGCCAAACAATAATAAAACATTTATGCCTAAAAACGACAAAACCAACAATACGCATAAAACAATAATCACGACATTTTTGTTGCTAAATGTTCTATCGCCCATTATGCTTGGTGGCGCGGCCGATGTCGGTTGAAATGAAAATGATTCTTTAATTGCGCTCATAATTGCCAAATTCGTATACAATATATTATATTATATTTTATGCTTTTTGTAGCAAAAACACATAAAGCCTTCGTTCGTTTATACTATATAATTTATACTTAAATAGTAAAATGGGGTTTTTTAACTTTATCGAGACGTTCTTTTTTATTAGTTTAGCAATAACGTTTGTTTTAATCCTGCTTCTGGTTTATCATTTTAAACAGCGAATTGCTACATTGGAACATAAGGGCGATACTATGTTTGAAATTATAAACAATATTGTAAAAGAAATGTCTGCTATAAAAAATGCAGTTATTACTCAATTGCGACCGCCCCCACAGACTTATACTAATTCTTTTGTTCAGATGCCATTTGTCAATACAAGACCCGATGTAATTGACCATGGCATTCCCGAATGTAATTTTGATGAGGTGAATCAAAATGAAACTTCATCCGATAGCGACGATTCTGACGATGAAGATAGCGATGACGATGAAGATAGCGATGACGATGACGATGAAAACATCAATAAAAAAATTGTAGTGTCCGATGATGAAGATGATAGTGATGATGAAAATGATGTTAAAATTATTACGCTCGATTTGGTTCTAGAAGAAAATGTTGATATTACTCCGGTTTTGACCGAGGAATTGACAGAGGAATTGGACATAAATGAATTACTAGAATCCGCGCGTGATTCTGACCCATCAACCGACGAGAGCATTGTCATAGTCCCATCTGAAAAAGACGTAATTCAAGTCAATAAATTAGAAGAAACCAATTATTCGGCGACGATTGATACAAAACCAAATAAAAATGGCGAGATTTATCAAAAGATGTCGACGTCGGCCTTAAAAGCCTTGGTCATATCTCAGGGACTTAATACAAATCCGTCTAAAATGAAAAAGCCAGAATTAATACAATTATTGGAATCACAAACCAGAACGGATTAACCTTTATCGTACCATCTATGAACCAAAAGTTCAGAATCATTTATCGAACTAAACCAGCATTACCGAATAAATGACTTCATCATTAACCGTTATTTGGTCTTGAAATATTGATTCAAAACGTTACAATACAAAAATTAATTCTCTATAAATATTATAATAATGTTTGGAGAACCATTAAATAACGCTTATCCTAAAATAACGCAAACATTACCCCCATCATCTTTAGGATATGATACCAATAATTTATATCCGCAATTCCCCCCTCTCATGAATGACGGACGCGCAATTACTGCGTCTTGGCAACCAGAAGCGGTTGCTAATGAACGTATCATTCAGACACAGGGGATTAAAACCAATAACGATTATCGCCGATATTTAACACAAAATGCTAAATCGATTATGAAAACTGATTATAATGAGGCCTGTAATGATGCTGGGTATTATGCCCGATATTCGGATTTGCCCACACAGGGTGGTTCAGGTCTAGCAGTCAGTTCTGTTTCAAAACCTTATTCTTTTACATCATTTGGTGATAAAGCACAACCATTTGGCTATTCAAATAGCGATTTGAAGGATTTATATCTATCTCGTGAACAATTACAAGCTCGCATGGTGGCGCCAACAATTACGCAGGACCAAATACTCAAGGCCAATTCTTCTAAGTAAATATTAATCGTATTATTTCACAATTTATGAGAACATTTGTTGTCATAAATTATTTCAATTACAATGCTTTACACCTTTTCTCATGTAAAACGGCCACTTTGTGGGCGTAAATGAGTTAAAAGGCAACATTGCTTTACGCATTTTAAATGCGCAAAGGTGTAATCAATTTCTTAGCATTAGAAGCAATACGTCTATATTTTTGTGTTCCTTTTATAGACGAATATAAGCAGTTCTGGCACCTTGTATATTGAGTTTACATGTATTTTTGCTAGAAACCGGAAAAGAACGTTTTGGCCCTAAAAAACAACGTTTGCCGCATTTTGTAGCCGTGGCGCTGTTTCGCCCATCCGCGAATTCTCTTACTTGTTATACATAGCTAGATATTTACACGCTTATATGTGTAACATCATTTGATGAACTGTCAATAGTGGGCAAATCGCGATAAAACATACGCGCTGTATCTTTTCTCCGCAATAACATCATATTGATTTTTGGGTCGATGTATTTATTGATATTAAATTCAGAGTGACTTTCCATAATATCAAGTTCGCTACGTTTCAGCCGGTTTTCAACAACTATTGGTACATGCGATGATAATGTATCAAATACATATTCGCGATTTACCGTATTGCTACTCTGAATAAGTTTTTCATATTCACTAAATTTCTGGTCTAGAAACGTTTTGCCATCAACTTTGCGCGTAGAACGGTCTAATGCCAAAATCTTGTATATATCGATGCCAAGGCGATAATAGTCTTTGTGTGATATTAGATTGTTCTCCATATTTTTCTGAATATTCAGAAATAATTCGATACTGGTCAACAATCCACAGAACAATGAAACCACACTGTTGATTACAGAAATGTTGCTCTGACTCAAATATGGCAACATGCCTAAAGCGAGAAAAACATTTGCAGCACTTAATATTATTATCGGGATACGGAAATGTATAAGAATCAATTTACACCGACGATAATTATAAATATGGTATTCACTAAGATTGATACAATTGATTCGCATCTTATCCAGGATTTGTTCAATGCTGTCTGTCCACACATATTGTTCTTGAGTCGAGGTTATAATGCTGTTGTTTTGATGACTATGTTCTCCAATATTATTATTTGAACTATCAACAATTTGTATTGAACCATCAATAATTTGTAGTTGTATGTTTTGGCTCATTGGTTGATGACAAACTATATATTGCTATTATTTTTAATCAATTGGTTTTACTTATCGGAGAACCTAGCATTTACATAATATATAAAAAAACATATAAAAATACTCGATTTTAGTTATTATTATCATGAATATTATCAGTTTTGATGTCGGCATTAAAAACATGGCCTATTGTATTTTGAATACAAACAACGGTCTTTGCATTCAAGATTGGTCTATATTGAATTTACTAGACCCCATTGAAGAAAATGTTCTCTGTTCTTGTCAAAAAACTTTGAAAAAACCGAAAAAAAACAAGCCTTTGGAGAACATTGTCATTCAAATGTGTAAAACCAAGGCAAAATACGAAAAGAATGGCAAGCATTATTGCGATAAACATGCCAAGGCAAACACCGAATTTATTGTTCCGACTAAAGAATGTTCTCCGGTTTTTTTAAAAAAACTAAAATTAGAGAACCTTCAAACAATTGCTCTTACAAAAAACATCAATTGCACTGACAAAAAACCGGTTATTTTAGCCAAGGTTCTCCAATATTACGAACAAAGATGTTATAATTTAGTTCATAATAAAAAATCTGTAGCAAACGATGCCGACTTAATTAGCATTGGAATAAATCTCAAAAGATTGCTGAATCAAATTCAAGGCATCGAGAACCTGACACATGTTATCATAGAAAACCAGTTTTCTACAGTGGCAAGTCGGATGAAAACAATTCAAGGAATGCTTGCACAATATTTTATTATGATTAATGATAATATTCATATTGAATTCATATCTTCGTCAAACAAACTTAAAGGATACGAAAAGTTTTTGACAGCGCCTATTGTTGGTGAAAGTAGTGAAAAGGACAAATATAAATTACGCAAAAATAACGGAATTTTATGTTGTTCTCAATTATTGAAGGAAAACCCGGAATTATATGACCAAACTGTTTTTGCCGAATCCTCTAAAAAGGACGATTTGTCTGATTGTTTTTTACAAGGCATTTGGTATTTGAGACATCAAAATATAATTAGTTGTGCGGAGAACTTAAAAATAAATAGTGTATAAATAATACAAATATAATGGAAGCCATTGACCTTGGATTTAGCGATTTGGAACCTATATCCATTAATATTGATGATAATCATAGTAAACCTTCGGTTAATTTTGGTCCTGGTATTGAATTGTTGATGAATGATAAAAAACGAAGTGCTTCTAATAATGTGAACATTGATTTAGGCGAATTGGATAGATTGGAGGACGAGTTGAATGAATTGTCGGGACAAGGAACGGGACAAGGAACGGGACAAGGAACGGGACAAGGAACGGGACAAGGGCATTCGGCTTCACAAGGACAAGGTTCTAGTACAACCAAATCATTAGGCGGATTTGCCTCAAATTTGTTTGGCTTTGGACCAAAGTCCGAGGCAAAAGCAGAACCCACAAATTCATTTAGCGATTCCAATGTAGGACATGCCACTGTTGATAGCATGGGTAGCGCCAAGACTTGGGACGGGTTCTCCAAAATCAATGAAATCCCCACAACATCCGCCCCTTCCAAATTGTCCGACCGCGAAAAACGCCAGAAAAAACGTCTCATGATTAAAAAATTGGAAGAATGGTATGAAAAGGGGTCCATTAAAAACGTCACGCACTTCAATATAGATTCGCCTTACGAAGAAGTCGAAGATGAATATGAAACGGTTCTAGAAGATAAGCGCAAGAAGGACGGTGTTAAATTACAAAAATGGTGGTTTATGACCTTTGTCAATTCTATTGAATACGCAAATAGTGCTTTCAATCCTTTTGATTTGAATTTGGACGGTTGGGGCGAACAGGTCACAGAAGATATTGATAGTTACGAGGAAATTTTCTCTGAATTACACGACAAATACAAGGGTGGAAAATTGGCGCCCGAATTATCGCTTCTATTGAGACTTGGATTCAGTGCGGCGGTTGTTAATTTCACAAATAAAGCGCTATCTACTGCCACGCCCGGTTTCAATGACGTTATCAGACAATCACCCGAATTGATGAAAATGTTTACCAGCGCAACAGTTGAGAGCATGAGTCAAAAAAGTCCTGGGTTCTCCATGGCCAGCAATTTGATGAATAATCCAGAACGCATCAATACATCATTTGGTCCACCGCCGCCATCGGTTGAGACAAAGAATATGGCTCCTCCATCCAGACAGATGAATTTTACCCAGGCACCCGGGAATAGACCCGATATTTCGGCCAGTCGCGGCACCATGTTCAGAGAACAGGGAGTCGAATTGAATAATAATTATGTGGATTTGAATCATCAAGACAGGTCGGTAGCAAGACCGCCTCCTCGTCCGGAAATGCGCGGCCCACAGAATTCCGATATAGACAATATTTTATCGGGACTTAAAACTCGCACAGTGAATATTCACGAACAGGCCACTACGGTGCAAGATGACGATTCAATGGTGAGCATTTCATCATTGAAAGATATACAAAACAATACCATGCCCAAACGCACCAATGGTCGCAAGTCGAGAGGGGGGTCCGAAAAGAACACGATTTCTTTAGATATCTAGACAAAAATAATCAATCAAAAACAAACGAAAAAATAATAATAAAAAACAATATAAACCCTTTTTATTATTATTAGTAAAATGGAAAGCGACCTTAATGTTCTCACCAACAAATACCCGCAATTTATGGTCTTGAATCTTTTTATAGATAGTCAAGACAATGACCTAAGAACTCTCTATATGAATTCTATTGCGAATCACAATAATAAGGTTTTGTCATCGGATTATCCTGACGCTGGATTCGACATTTTTTCTATGACCAAACATTATGGTCATGGTAGAAATGTGAACAAAATCGATTTTGGCGTTGTTTGTGAGGCTGTTATGTATGGGTCAAAAACTAATACCGGGTTTTATATGTATCCTCGGTCGAGTTTATCCAAGACCCCATTACGACTAGCCAATAGCGTTGGCATTATCGATTCGGGGTATCGCGGGCATCTGATTGGCATGTTTGATTGTTTCGAAAATGAATATTTTGTTGAGCCATATACGCGGTTAATCCAAGTATGCGCGCCTGGTTTGGTCCCTATATATGTGAACTTGGTAAATAATTTGGAACAGATGGCGACAACGGCTCGTGGTTCTGGTGGGTTTGGTTCAACTGGTCTATAGACATTTGTGCAACGTTGGTTTACACACATTTTGTGGGCCTAAATGCGAAAAGGTGTAAAAAATTGAATACATAAATGGTTCTCGAAACAATACGAAACGTATAAAAAATGAATAATAACAAAAACACAAATAATCGCAAAAACACAAATAATCGCCGAAGAACGGCTTCTTATGGCGAATTAATTGTTGTTGGCATAATTACAATAATATTACTAACATTCTTCTTATTAATATTATAAACCGTAAAATTGATATAGGCGTAGTTGTCATTAACTAACTACATAAAACAACCATGAAAAATATCGAACTTATCCGCACAATAATCTCGGCCAATGTTGACGACAGAATCATTCTTCTACGTCAAAAAGAAGTCATACAATGGTTATATGGCGATTTGTCATTCCTGCCACCGATTGTCTCAACCAATAAAACAAATGATATAAAAACCCGCAAAGTATTGGAAGACGATTGGGGGCGTCAGATGACCAAATTGCGAAGGCCTGACTTGAAGTTGGACGGTCAATGGACAAACAAATTCGGCGAACATTTATGCGAAGAACTCTATATGGTTCTCGGAAAAACGGTGACAAAACCCGACAAGCGCGAACATTTCCAACCCGATTCGGAAATCGACGTTGCTATTTTGGAAGCAAAGGCCGAAACCTATTTTACTAGCGGAACAGCGGGTGAAAAAATCCTCGGAACCCCGTTCAAATACGCGCGAATTCCGAGACTATATGGAAAACCGTTAATAATTGTTTGTATTGGCGGTGCCGAAAAATCATGCCGCGAAGATTATGGCAATTTGCCAGGTCCATTACATTGCGAAGAAAAAAAACAAATTGTCGATTTCTATCGAGCAATGGGAATCGAATATATTGGGGCAACAGATATATTATTGTCTCTGATTTCTCTTACTAATAATTTACAATCAGAACTTCGTTTGTCCGAGACTCCGGATTTTTCGAATTAATTGCGCGTCGACAAGATATAATATCCGTTGTATATTCTGAAAAGGCGGCGCGAACTAACGGTACATCAGCATTACTTAACATCATTTTTACATCGTTTTTTTTGAGTTCTTTACAAAGGCCAAACAACTCCTCATGTTTGCTCGAATCGAACCCATCTACGTTATATCCTACAAATGATGTTGCATTAATAGGAACATATGGCGGGTCCATGTAGACAAAATCGTCTTTTTGACAGACCAACGATTCCGAAAAAGACAAACATCGAAATGCAACATTTTGTATGAGAGCGGATACAGTTATGATTTGTTCTTCGTCAATGATTGACGGGTTTTTATAATGACCAAATGGCACATTGAATCCATTGGGTCCTTCGCGATATAATCCACGAAAACATGTCTTGTTCAGAAACAAGAACATAGCGGATGCTTGTTGTGATGAGCGCAAGTCGGGCGGCAATTTATTGAATTGCGACCGTATCCAATAATAATATGATTCTTGTGAAGTCATGGCTTCGCCCAACGTTGTCGGTTTGCGATTCGGTTCGTCAAGTTCATTCGTTATCGATTTGTAAGAATTGACCAATGTAGCTATTTCTTGAATAAACATTTGCGGGTCTAATTGGATATTTTTATATAAAGAAATCAAATTGATATTCAAATCGCTGGCAAACACCTGACCGGAAATGGTGATAAGCCCTTGTTTTTGATGAGACAATAGCGCTAATAAAACGCTGCCTCCACCTAAAAACGGTTCATGATAATTGTTTATTTGTTTCGGAAATCGCGCCATAACATTTTCTATAATTTGCGTTTTTCCGCCTACCCATTTTAGAAATGGTTTTTGTATCATTGTTATTTGATATAGACATCATTGGCATATTTCTTAATCAATTTTCGTAAAAAAAGATTTTGTT